CATCGCCATAGCCAGAGCCATAGCGAGAGCCATGGCCAGAGCCATAGCCAAAGCCATCGCCATAGCCAGAGCCATTGCCATCGCCATAGCCAGAGCCATAGCCAGAGCCATAGCCAGAGCGGACATTAAGAAACTCCTTTATTCGTTTGGTTATGCTTTCCATTCTTCTACCGCCTTAATTATCGCCGTTGCTTCCTCCGTACAAGGGATTATCTCTATCGCGTCTATGATTGTTAGTTCCTCTACCGTCACGGTGAATTTGCAATTTTCGGGGTATTTTACGCCGTTTTGAGCGAGTTCGACGATTGACGCTGCTCCATCCCAATACCATATGCAGCGCACATCGTTCATCTGCACCTCTTTGCCGTCCTGATAATTGATTCTGCCAAAGAATACGCCGGAGCGGTCTCCTCTTACGATATAATACTTATTTGTGTCGATTTTCATATTATCTTCCTTTCTGCCGGATTCCGCCGGCGCGGTATTTTTGCTTTTCCGTTTCGGGTCCTGTCGTAGCGATTCGGTGCCATTCCGTTGCTGTTCTCTGCGTCGCATGTCTTCTCCGTTTCCGCGCTTGTCCGTGCTTCGCTTTTCCGTTGCTAATCGTGTCGTAGCTTATCTGTTCCGTTGCGCTTCTGCGCACTGGACTTCGTCAATAGCTTTAATTACATTCGCTATTTCGGAAAGCATTGAATACTTCGCTTTGAACGCGATAAGTTCTCTTAAAGCGGATTCAAGAAGTTTCTTTGTTTTGTCCTCACTTTTTATAATCACATTCAGACTTTCGTATTTGCGTTCTTCGTCGGTTGTAACGGAATAGAACGCTCTGACGGGCGGTTTCTCTTCGCTTTCTCTCACAATACATATGTTGCGGATGATATAGCCTGCTTGTGTTTCGCGGTATTTTTCGGCGGCTTTTGTGTCGTTCCACTCAAATTCATTGTGCAGAGGTGCTGATTCATCTCTGTTTGCTTCAACTAAATTCTTTGGAGTAATCCCTACAGTCTTCTCCAAATTTTCTAACATTTCTCCTGCTTTTTGTGCGTCCGCTTTAATCTGCGCCGCTTCTTTCCATTCGTAAACCATTGTTTTACTCCTTTGTTAACTGTTAATAATTTTGGTATATCCATACCTGCCGTACCACGTCTCACCGCAACGCACCGTAACGGAACGCGCCACTCCTTGCCAAGCCTCTCCTTGCCATTCCTGCCGTGCCTTAACTTACAAAACCACACCAAACCGAACCATACCGCTGCTTGACAAACCTTGCCTGCCGAACCCAACACCACCAAAACTTAGCCTACCGCACCGACCCGAACTCGCCATGGCTGCCATGCCCTAACTTTCCATGCCACGTCTCACCGCAACGCAACGCACCGCGACCCACCATTCCTGCCTTACCGCAGCTTAACAAAACGCGCCCAAACTTGCCTGCCAAGAGGTTAGATTGTAGCTACTCTGAACTTGCCGTACTGACCGTCTCGCTCGGGTCTCCACTCGCCTACGCCGCAACAATAACCGCCTGCGTTTATGATGTTGATTATCTGTTCAAGTGTGTACTGTCCATTCTTGTTGTATGTTATCTTCATGTCGGCGTACCAGTTTCTGAACTCGCCACGGAAACGAATGTCCGCCGTTCCTCCCGCGATTTTTACCATATCTTCGCGCATTACGGGAACGTCGCTTTTGATTTCAATCATCTGATTTTCGTCTCCCTCTATGAAGAACACACCTCTCAAAGAAGCCTTGTCCTTGCTCCATCCCATGCGGTAGGAAGCGGAAATTGCGGCTTGCTTGAATGCCGTGACAGGGAAGCCAAACCTTGCTCCGTTTGCTATAGCTTCGTTAAATCCGTCTTCGGTCATGTCTGTGGGCATTGGTGTGAGCCAATACATTGACCTGATGAAGTCTTCTACAGGATTCTTTGCTTTTTTCGCGCTTGTCTTTGTTGCTTTCATCTGCTTGTCGAGGATTTCACGCTTTGCCTTTTCACTCCATGCGTGCATAATCAGCAGAGTTTCGCCGACAATCCTCAATGTAACCGTTTCGAGTATAATTTCCTTAATTTCCAGTGTGCTCTGTTCTGTTTTCGTAGCCATTTATTGTTTTCTCCTTTGTGCTTTGTTTAATTTGCGGTTATCTTCCCGTGCTGCCGAAGCCGTTTTCTCCGCGCTCTCCGCTTGCTATCTCGTCTGCTATAACTACATCGCTTGTGTCGCAAGGTGTTACCACAAGCTGTGATATCTTGTCTCCGCGTTTTACCGTGTAAATCTCGTGAGAATGGTTATAGAGCTTTATCTTGATACTGCCCGAGTAAAGCGCATCCACCATTCCTGTCGAGAGAATGCCGTGGTTGACGTTCAGCCCGCTCTTCGACCATATCTGACCGCAGAACCCCTCGGGTATCTCCGCGCACACTCCTGTATCTATCGTTGCGCTGTCTCCAGGGTAAATCGTGACCGTGGCGGGGGATAAGAGGTCTACTCCCGCGTCCTGCTTGTGCGCTCTTATCGGTGCGAACGCTCCTGCTTTAAGTTTAAAGTTCATTCCTGTTCCTCCTGTGCGTTCTTAAGTTCTCTGCATTTCTTTGTTCGCGATATCCTATCAGCGAGTATTTCCGCCGCGCGGCTGATTATCACATCCTTGTTCTCGTCAATTATATCCTGTACCGCTTTTGTTGCCATTTCGTCCAGGCAGTCTAAAAACTTTGCTTCTTGTGTTTCTTCGTGCCAGCTCCAGCTCTTTCCTTTACTGTGCTTCGATATAAAGGCTTTCCGGCAGTCATCGTAGAGCTTCTGCATTATCTGCTGTTCTGCTGACGAGTTGATTGATTTTTTTATTCCTTCATCGTCAATGTCTATTGCGAACTGTAGTATGTGTGTCATATGTATCTCCTTATAACGCCACTCGGGCAACTTCTTTCATGATTTTTTCGTATTCGCCTATGTCAAGGTGTATCGGCGGGTTCTTTGGTTCTTTCGGCGGTTCTTTTCGGCTTACCGTCACCGCGTCTTCCTTTACAACTTCTTCAAGGTGCAGCCCGCATTTCTCAAGTTTGCCGTGCATCTCGTCCAGTTCCTTGTGCAGCTCTCTGTCGACGCGGCGGCTGCCTATTAAGAATCGTTCGACGTAAGACTTTATCTGAGGGGCTACAAGCGCATACAGGCGGTTTAATCTCTCCGCGCCGTAGTTGTAGGTGTCGTGCATATACATCAGCGTATACGCCGCGTAGAGCCTTACAGCGCGTCTTGCGTTTGCTTCATACCACGCCGTTCTCACGTTGTGCGACATGACATCGAGCTGTGTGTGGCGTTCGCTCTCGTTGTAGCGGTTCTCCGGCGACAGTGCTTCAAAATCACAGTCGGAGAAGCCTATGTTTCGGAGTTCGCGCTTTATCATGTACTCCGTCGTGTCTACGCCATCGTCAATGAGGTCTGAACTATCTCCCTTGCGTCTGCCCTTGCCTTTATCAACAAACATCGCCGTCGGCATATTGGCGTTAACCATTTCGCAAAGCCCGTTACGGTTTCCGTCGTAAAACCTTTGCAGTCGCTTTTCGCGGAAGCCGTAGTTCTCGGCAAGCGTTACGCCGAAAGCAACGTCAACGTATTCGAGAAGCCACATTCCGTATTCGGTGGTGAGTGCGTTTTCCGCCTTTTGGTACTGCGTTTTCTTTGCCAAGCACTTCATGCTCCTGCGTCCTCCACAATGTTGATTATCGTGTACAGCATATCGCGCCTTTTGCGGAGGTTTGCGCGTTCTTCATTCGGCGCGTTTCTCTTGTCGGCTGTTTTGAGACTGCTTTCGGTCTTTTTCAGCACCTTCCAGAGGTACGCCAGCTCTTCCGAGTAGTCGTTATGATATTTCGCATAGCATATCGGGCATACCTGTCTCCCTTCGGGTATCACAGCTCCGCACGTTACGCATCTTTCTGCGTCAGTCATTGTTTTGCTCCTTTCGTTTTTCATCTTCTGCACACCTCTCTGATTGTTTCCGCCGATACGTAGCCGAGACGCTGACTGTCGGTGTGCATTCCGCGGCTGTCGTATCTCACGCGGATTCTCCTGCGCTTTCTCGGCAGTGTGCGCTCATACGCTTCCAGCAGCTCTCTGGCGGCTGTTACTGCTATGGTGAGCAGACACATTGTCAATGCGCTTACAGCGAACACGACGCACGAGGGAACGGTGTAGTACCACATTCCGCATGAGGTTATAACTCCGAGCATTGTCACGCCGCTCGATATCAGCGTATTCTGTATCAGCCTTTGTTTCATTGCCTGTGTCCTTTCGTTCAGAAGATTGTCGGGGGAAGAATGCTCATCCAGAACTCAACGTCTTTGATTTCGTAGGCTCTGCCGCCGTCCGGCAGGATTCCCCATCCGTCGTATTTTACGGAGTAATCGGCTACCATCATGCTTCCGTCATTCGTCCAGATAAGGTACTTGCCGGATGCTTTCGGTTTACGGCTTGCGGGATTCCATGGTGCGAAATCTGCGAGTATTGTGTTGTCTGTCATTGTATTGTGTCCTTTCTACGGATTGTTTTGTAATGTGTCGAGCAGTCTGTTTCTGCTCTCGTTAAATTCGTTTTCGGTAAGTCTGTTGTTTGCGGGTATCGGCTTTGTTACTGTGCCGAGCAGTGCCTTGATTTCGGGCGGCGTTTCGTTGTCGAATCTCACTCTGTCGCGGATGATGCCTATCTGTTTGAGAAACTGCCCGTGAGTGACGGTGTTAAACGTATCGGTGTCAACCTGTGAAAGTTCGCGGAGAGTGTTAGGTGTACCGAGGTATCTTTGCAGTTCGGGAGGAAGTTTCGCGAATTCCTCTTTTGCTCCGTAGTAGCCGTTCGACACTGCCGCTTTCAGCTGAGACCACAGTTCTTCGTCCGTCTTTTCTCCCGTCGCCGCTCTGCGCATTTCTCGTATCTGCGTCTTGATGTCCGCTATCGTCGGAGGAAAGCCTGTGTGCTCTTCAATGACCTTGTACAGAGCGATTTTAACAACGTTCACGTCCTCTTCGCGAAACATATCGCACCACACAGATACGGTGTCCTCTGCGTCCGTTTTGCTCATCTTCGCGTAAAATCCGGGATATGCGACTTTGAGAATTTTCAGCGTTGCTATTACGTCTGTTCTGTCCATCGGCTTTCTCTTTTCGCTTTTTCTTTGTCAAGTTCCTCGTTGAGGTAATTTAGAAATTCATCACCTCCCGATTTTTCGCTGCAAGTTGGTGCGACTGATACAGTGTCGTATATGTCCTGCCAACGCCACTGGTAGAAGTATGTCGAGCCTGCAAGTATGTACTGTTCGCTCGTGCGCTTTGCGGCTATGTAGTCCTTGTACCGTCTGATACCGTCGGCTATAGTCTCGTCGGTCACTCCGGCTGCTATAGCTCTCTGATAGCTCTCAAAAGCGTTCTTTTTGCCGTTTTTCTTGGGGTATTCTGCCCATAAGGCTTCAAAACGCTCCGCTATCGTCGGTTTTCTGTGTTTAACCTCGGATTCCGGCGGGTCAAGGGGTTCAAAGCCTTCAAAGGGTATCTGCTCGTCCTCACACGCGCCCACGCCCGCGCTATCAGTCACTTCTTCTCTCTTTTCTTGGGAAGGGGGGATTATAGGGGGGTTAGTAATAGGGGGTGTGGGGGGAAGAGGAAGGGGGGAACAAGGGGGGACGCCTTCTTTTCTCTCTTCTTTTGTTTCTGTAACGTTACTGTAACTGTTACTGTAACGTTTCCGTAACGTTTCTGTTACTGTTACTGTAACGTTACTGTAACGCTGTGAACGAGACTTTCTTACGCGTTCGCTTGTCTGCTGTAACTGCTTGATATCAGCATAAATATCAGATGCGATGAACTGTAATTTTTCCGTTATTTCAGGTTCGCTCTCGTTTCTCAGAATCGCCATCACAAGTGTTTTGAAGTCCTTCGGAGGGAGCATATCGAGCTTAGCTATCCATCTGTCGGGTATGTTCACTTCGCATCATCCTCTCTCACGAGATAGAGCTTGAAGCCGAGATAGTGTATTATCTGCATTATCTCGTTCAACTTGAAATGCGAATTTCTGCCGTTATTGGCAGGGTTGATACCGCTGAGTTTATAGCTTATTGTTTTCGGTTCTATTTCAAGCAGGTCTGCTATTCCGCCGTCGGTGTAGCCGCGCGATTTCCAGTTGATGTGCAGCTCACTCACTAGTTGTCTCTCGTCTATTATTTCCGTTGCCTTTCTCATTTTTCCGTGCCTCCTTTCGTCTGCGTGATTGTATGGGGTTCTCCTGCGGCATTGTGAGTGCTTCGCAGAGGGTATAGTTACCACGGCTGATTCTTCCCTGCGTCCTCTGCACGGGAACGCCGTAGAGCCTGCACCACTCTGTCAGCGTATGCCGTTCGCCGTTCAGCTCGTACAGTTTACCGCTTCCGCGCTTAGGCATTTTTCTTTGTTCCTGCGGCTGTTGAACAGTTTCTGCATCTCGCTACGCCGTCTGTATTCGCTCTTTCCGCCATGTGGTAAACCTGTCCGGCGTTCCATGTCTTGCCGCTCTTGTCGGTAAAGGCTTCGAACGGCTTTCCGCACACCGCACACTTGTATTCTTTAGGCTTCTGCGCCATGTTGTCGAGTTCACTTACTGATATTTCGCCAATAGGCGGCTGGTGCGCGGTTCTCGTTTGTTGTGCGGCTGTGTACTTCGTTCTGTCGTTTGCCCAGTATACATCTGCCGCCATGCCTAAAGCCTTGCAGGACACGCTGAGAGCGTCTGTGAGAGCCATCTTGTAGGCTTCATCTGACACATACGCGCCGTTTCTTTCAACTGTAGTGAGCGAAGAACCGCCAGTTCCTGGTATTGCTTCGCTCCACTCTCCGTCAACCTTAACGTAAAGATTGATATTGACGAAAGCGCGTATCTCATTATCCGTGCCTGTTTCGAGCCACTGTTTTGTTATCTCGTATTTCCATCCGAAGCCGCACGTTCCGAATGTCTCTGTAAGAGCCTTGATTCTCCACATCGGGTTGATATCCGACATTCCTTTAAGTCTTCCTGCGGCTATTGGTTTTATCGCTTCCTGCGGTACTGCGCGGAGCTTGTTGTATATATCCATGTTTTCCATTATCAATACTCCCTGTACGGTTTATAATCTTCGTACTGTATGCCTTCTTGCTCCATAAAGTTCCTGAGCTTCACGAGCTGTTCCTTAGTGCCTGTGGCAATATAAGTAAGCCTATAGAGCTTAGTGTCCTCTGACGGCGTTGTGGGCGTTTCTGGCGCGTTTTCCTTTAAGCTGTCGAGGGCTTCCTTCATGTGCTTGTCGGCGGCTTCAAGGCGTTTTTTGATGTTTTTTGCGTCGTTCTCAAAGTCGATATATCCGGCGAGTACTGCGGTTTTTATTCCGGCTACGTAGTCGCTGAAATTCGCCGTCATTTTGCGGAGCTTTGTCCTTGCCTTGCGGTAGTCCTTTGCGGTATCTTCCGTTATCGGCACGTTCTCTACTCTGTCGCAGAACTCATTTATCGGTGCTATGAGGTCTGCAAGGTGGTTTTCAAGGACAAGCTCGCTCTTTATCTCGACGAGGTTCACGCCTTCGGGAATGATATCCTCGGTGTAGATATTGGCGAGAGCTGTTATCTCGTTTGTCTCGGTCATTTGGTTGTCTCCTTTTTTCTTCTCTTAAAGCAAGCGTATGCACCTGTGCATTTCTTTGCGGTGCAGGTCAGGCAAGCTATTGCGTCTTCGGGCGAAATTCCGTTTTCTGCCGGTCTGCCTCCTGTTTTTCTGCGGGGTTTCGACTTGCTTCTGTCATATATGCCTTTCGGCATTCTTCATCCGCTCCTTTCGGTCTTCCTCGTCCTGCTCGGTGTCTACGGGGTCGCAGTTCAGTGTTTCCAGCGTCTTGCCGAGGGAGTAGAAGAAGAAGTCTGCTGTGCAGTCAGGGCAGATATACTCGATATTGTCTCCGTCGTATGTGATGAGGACGGGCTCACCGATGTGGTCTGATGTGATGTCGCTGTGACAGCGGGTGCATATGTGGTGATTTTCGGCGATTGCCTTATCGACGTATGTCCACTCGCTGAATTTGTAGGGGCTGCTCATTTGATGTCCTCTTTCTTTTCGTCAGCCTTGCACTCTTCGCGGTGCTTTTTTCCTTCTGCATAGCCTTGGGCGTACGCGAGAATGATTGCGCGTCCTATATCGCCTGATTCGCAGTACGCTTTGAGCAGTTCGGAAAAATCGTTTGTGTTCGCGACTTCATTAAGCTTTTTGTCTTGCTTTATGTACGTATTTCCGTTGAGGGTAATTATGTCATTCATCACTTTCCCTCTTTCTTCTCGGTTTTTTCTTCCGGCTTTTCGGCTTTATCGGCTTTCTTTGTCTGGTTGGCGATTTCAATGCCCTTGCAAAGTCCTTCAGTAAATGCCGAAATAACGGTTTTCTGATAGTCGGTCACGTCTTTGATTGTCTTTGCAATTTGTTCTGCTTGATATTTTTGTTTTTCAGTCACTGTTTTTACCTCCTGTTCTCTCTTCTTGGTCTGCATCCATTATACCACACTGAGAAAGGATTGTCAACCCCATAAACAAAAGTTTTTTAAAGAAATGTGATTCAATAGGCTTGACAACCAATTACCGCCATGATATAATATAATGCAGAAAGGAGGATGTACTGAGTGTATGAAGTTAACGAAAGAGTTTTAGAACTCCGAGAAAAGCTAAAGCTCACAAGAAAAGAATTTGGCGAGAAAATAGGTGTCAGCGACAGCGTAATCAAGAACATTGATTATAAAAAAACCGACCCTCGCCCGCTGCTTTTAACTCAAATATGTACTGTTTACAATGTCAACGAAAGTTGGCTTCTCAACGGAGAAGGTGAGATGTTCGTCAAAAAAACTCTCGAAGATGAATTGATTGATGTCTTCGGAAAGATTTTGAATGATGATAACGATTTTCGGAAACGGATGATATCGGCACTCGCCCAGCTTGATGATGATGGGTGGAACGCTATCGAAGAATTCTGCAAGCGGATTGTAAGCGGTGGCGAACCAAAAGAACAAAGCAAATAAAAAAAGAGCAGGGAAGCGATTCCTTGCTCTTTTGGGATTGATTGGTTTTACTCTAATTCTTCGAGTTTGCTTTCAAGGTCTTTGCCGATTTGGTCTAACGCTTGTCTTGCGCTCTCTTCTTTTGCTAAATTCTCTTTCGATTTTTCGTAAAGCTCGCTACTACGTTTATAGAGTTCGTCCTGCTCATATTCCCTATTCCATTTCGCCCTGAGCCAAAACGTACACGCGCCCATGAGAACCATTACAAGCAGAAACACGAGGAAAATTTTCAGTGCTTTCATATTGATGCTCCTTTCGGTTTTGAAAAAATGATACCACAAGTTGTACAAAAATGCAATAAAACATTGACAAATTGTCAAAAATATAATAAAATAGTGAAACAGAGAAAGGAAGAATAACAAAATGGATGATGGAGATAGAGCACGGAAGTACAGGCGAAAACTCAAAAGGGAAAGAACGCTTTGGACAATAGCGATTATACTGCCGATTCTTACTATAGCTTTTGTTTTCTATGCTTCTGTGCGATCTGACGCTAAAGTGAAAGAATTTAGGGAGCGACAGGAAGCAGAGAGCATAGAACAAGCTCGGCTGGAAGTAGAAAAGGCGACTGAGACAAGCGAAGAAACCTCGCGCACTGTGACTATAAGAAAGCAAGTCCCCGCCGAAACCAAAAAGGTTGTTGAGATACCCGAAGGAACTGTGCTTTATGATGGCGATTACGCTAAAATCACATATCAGGGAACGGTTCTCGATAAAGAATGGTTTCCTAATGTCGGAAGCATGAGAGTAACCATCGAAAACAAATGTGATAAGGAAATTGATGTATCTTTCGGCGAGGTGGCTATAAATGGCGAAAGTTACTCTGTCGTATCTCTCGGAGGTTCATGCGCGGCGAACGCGAAGAAAACGGTGAATTACCGCTCATTCGGAGAGCCGGAAATTCCTTATTACATGGTGGTTAAAACCTTATCGACAACAATTACAATTATGGATAGCGACTACAATTTCCCTGTATCTAATTATCAGGTTAATATAACTGCGGAAGAATGACAGCGAATAAATAAAAAAAGAGCCTTGCGGCTCTCTTTTTTGTTTTATTTGATTTCTTCCCAGGTGAATCTGCCTTTTCCGGAATTCCGCCACTGCCCGAAACCGCTGTATTTGCCGTAATCAAGCCATTCGCGGACTGCCGGTTCAAGCTTTTCGTCGAACAGCAGAATTGTGAACTCGACGGAAGAACCGGCGGGAAGAGTTTCCGACGCGGCAAGGGCTGTTCTTTCGCCTGTTGCGCCGTTGGTTCTCAGCGGTCGTTCGCATATGCCGAGCTCGCCGTTGACTTGATACGGTGCGAAACGCGGCTCGACAAAAATCAGCTTGTCAATTACCTTTTTGTAAGCCTTGATTTTAGCTGATTCCGTCGTTTTGACGCGGGAAAGTCCTCCGCAGGCGTCCTTGAATGCGCCCTTTATTTGGTAATCCCACACACCAGGCTTGCCGTCCTGCTTCGGGAAAACTGTCACGCCTTTGTTGTCTTCTTCGGTGCCGATTGCTTCAATCTCGTCTTCTGTGTCAAGCGAGTCCGGTGCTTTGCTTGCTATGTACTCGCTATAGATTTTCTCACTTGATGGGGACGAGCCGAGCACTTCCTCGATGAATGTTAAACGTACTTTTAGTTCCTTCGCTACAAAATCTGCCATGTTTTTATTCCTTTCTTTTCCTTTTCTGCGCTTTTCTTTACGCTTCAGTTTTTTTCCTTGCTTGTCCCGTCCGTTTCGTGGCGGTTCATCGCTGAACCAATCTGTGCCAATCCGTTGCTGTGCCTTTGCATTTCTGGTCCACGCTAAGCTATTCGTCGCAATGCCTTTGCTTTTCTTGGCACACTGAGCGAATCAGCGCTTTGCTTTTCCATCTATTGGTTGCAGTGCCATTTCATTGCTCCTCTCAACCTTTCCAACCGTGCAATGCCGTTTCTTTGCTTTTCACAGCATTTCCAACTATACAGTGCGATTCTATTCCGTCGCCTCGCCGTTTCTCTGCTTTTCCATGCATTACTAGTCCCCGCGTAGCTTCGCAAATCCGTTGCCATTCTGTTTTTTCAGTTTTCTTCCATCACCTCCTTAATTTTCGCCGACACAACATCCGCCGCCAGCAGCTCGAGGGCGTATTCGGGCGGTTGCGTTTCGCCCATATCCCACCCTTCGACGGTTCTTTTGCCGATTAGGTAGTTTCGGGCAAACTCCACCTGCGTTAATCCGCTGATTTCGCGGACTTTAGATGCGGTGAAGCAGCGCGAAAGCTCCCAGATGATGTTCAAGATTTTGATGGGCGCGTCTCCGCTTCCGTCGGCGGAATAGCATTCCTCCGGCAGGCTGCCGCCTACCTCGGCGATAAACTCATCAAGTGATGAGCAGTCCTCCGCGGCGATGCGGAGACGGTGGAAATCTGACAATAACATTGACTTATACCTCCTTAATATTGGAATTGACCGTTTTTTACCATATTTTCAAAGTCGATTTCGCTCTGCAATCCGTGGATTTTCTCACGCCTTGCGCGGTATTCCTCGGCTTTTTCGGGGGAAGAAGCGTAATAGAACGGCGTTCCTTTCACACGATAGCAGGCGATAATGTTTTTCGAGCGGTTGATGTCGGTCGAAAATGCGGTTTCCGCTTCAGCTGATTTGATGATTTCATCGACTTCTGCCTGATTATCCGCGCAGATTGACATGATGTGCTTTTCGTTTGCGTAAAAATTGACGTGAGCGTAGCACGGAGCTGTGTTCATGTCGCGTTTGCTGTCAAACGTCATCCTGGATTCGCGGTAACTGTGTCGTTTGACAAAATCGCTCAAAGATACTTTTGTCATGGTTTTGTCCTTTCGATATGATGATTATTCGGTAATTTCCGTTATTCGCTCGTTCGCGGAGTTGTCAAAGTCGAGTGTTGCAGGATTTTTAAAGCCACCACATTCGACTTTTCCGCGTTTGATGTCTTTCAAAAGCTGGTCGAGCTGATTCCCCGTGATGATGTATTCGCGGCGGGGTATTGAGATGATGTGCTCGGCGTATCTCACCCGATATTTCGCGGGTTCTCCTTGCTTGATATCCAGCTTTGATTTGAGGATATCGCGCTCTTCGGCGATCTTCGCGTGTTCCTCAACAAGATGATACGTCGTTGAGGTTTGCTCCGAGCCGTCTTTGGCTATTGCGGTTCGTGTTACCTCATATATCACAAGTTGTTTCTTTTCCACGGTTATTCCTCCTGTAAGTTAAACGATACTCTGAGGGTCTTGAGGTCGACGGTGAGAAGAAATTTTCTTCCGTTGCGTTCGACATTCTTTACATAGGCGTACTTGGGCAGATGCCAATCTATATCTTCAAGCCTTCTGCCTAGAGCCGTGAAATACGGCTCTTCGAGGGCTGCTTTTACTCTATCGTGGAGCATAAGCTGAACTGCGGCAGCTTGTATTTTTAGCTCTTCGTCAGAATTCACAACCTCATCGACTATTTTGTTCTCCCAATCCGCACTTGGGTTATTGAGAGACATGGGGGAATCGTTAAGGTTGTTACGGCTGAAGCTAAATTTCGGCTTGTATCCGGCTAATTTGAGAGCAATGCCGTAGTAATCGTCGTAGCACCGCGTTAAGTCAAACTCGCAAACAAGCTCATAACTTCTGTTTGCGTCGAACTCGGAAAAAGTGATTATTTCGCCTTTTTTCCAACTATCGAAGCCGCGAGAGTGAATGACAATCGGTTCGGTGGCTATTTTGCTCGGAAGGTCGTAGATAACCGTGTAGGTGTCAGTTTCGGTAGTTATAGGTTTACTCGTTGAATATGATATGATTCTCATTTTTGATTCACCTTTCGATTTTGATACCCCTGCCGTTTCCGGCAGGACGCACCGAGCCTAAATCCTGTTTATAGCCGCTCGGTCGGCTTTTCAGATTTCCACGCCGAGAATTTCTGCGGCTTCTTCGTACATTCTTTCCCAGTTTTCGTTCACGGCGGCATCAATTACTTTTTCCTTGTCCTCGATAACTTCAAGAGCCTTTTCATAAAGCAGGTCTTCATTCTCATATTTAGCCCTATCTATCAGTTCTTCGGTGAAATCTTCTTCCCACTCGTCTTGGCAGCTTATCATAAACGCCAACTCTTCGTTGGAGTAATCAGCCAAATTTCTTTTCATGTCATCTTCCTGCTCGATTTCGTACTCTTCGCCATCAATGGTGATGGCTTCAGTGTCCTCGTCGATTTTCATTTTTTTAAATTCTGGGCATACGTGGAAATAGTCGTTATTAAAGGTGATGTATTTCTTGTACTCGTAGGCTACGAGCTTTTTTGTGCCATCTTTGAGGGCGATGTAGTAAATCATGATGTTCTCCTTAATTTTTGATTTTGGTTTCGTTCTTTCTCTTTACACCTATATTATACCGCAAAGTCCGCGGTTTGTCAATAGGTTTTTGAGAATTTTTTTACTTTTTTCGGATTTATTTTTCGACGACGTTTGTGATTACGTCGTCTTCGACCTCTTCCGACCCCTCATCGGAAAAGGTGACGGTGACGGAAGAACCACTGGGAATTGAGCGGTCGAAGTAACCCCACACATTGCCGTCGTCGGTGACGATGTAGCCACAGCCGCTATTAACGGCGGTATAAACGCCGCTTTGGTAACGCTCCTGCTTGATGGGGGAGCAGGAGACTATGCCCAACAGGATGATGAGGGCGAGTGATGTAAGTTTCCTCATGATTCTATTCTCCATTTCGGATATGTGCCATTCCTTTTATATGATTCGTTCCATGCGATAGCGATTTTTTCGGCTTCCGTGCGACTGCTGCAAGCCATACAATAATCAGCATTGTAACGCGCGACGAAAGCTAAAATATTCTCTGATTCGCGGATTGTTTCGGCAAAAGCGAACCGCTCGCCGTCAACGCATTGGGAAAATACAAAGTAATGACTTTTGATAACTTTCATTTTTGATCGTTTCGCTCTTGCTCTTCAGAGCCGGACTTTTACCGGCTGACGATTCCCCCTTGGAGGGGGGAGGGGTTATTTTGACATCGGCTTTGTGCAAATTGTATAGTAAAAATTGGTATCGAAGTAGTCGACCATGGCGTTTGATTCGTCATAGCGGTATGCTGCGATGATGGAATTCACTTTTTTGATGGTTTCCATCGTTTCCGGGGTGAATACCGTGTATTTATCGAGATGATATTGATTCAACTCGTTCTCGATTTCCGCTTCGCGATGGTATTCCGAAGCTGCCGCGCTGATTCTGATTTTCTCCTGCTCGGCAGCTGATGTTTTGGAGCTGTAGTAGTCGCTGACTGATATTGTTTGACTTTTTCCGTCCTCGTCCTCGTAGTAAATCCAGCTTGCGGACGTGGGAATACGATAATCGGCGGCGAACTGCTCCTTTGTGACGTATGCGGACGCAGGGAGCGAAAGCGTGACGGTGATTGACTGCCCGCCGCTGTAAGTTTTACAGCGCACGGATGCGCCCTTAATGCCCGCTACTTTTATGTCCTCGCGGATGGCTTTTGATAAGTCCGCGCCGTAGAGGTGCTTATCAGACTTTGAGCCGTAGACCGCGCCGCCGCCGAGGTAGCCGTCTGTGTAGACCGTCGCGCCCTCCGTCTTTTCGCCGGTGATGTCCTCGCCGTCTCTATCGTTAGCGATGATGGCGTTGATAAGCTCGCACTCTTGAGCGTAGCCGTACCAGCAGGCTTTCACGTGGTTCCACCGCATTTTCAACGCCTTCATCGCGTCGAGAGTTGCGCGGGACGGCTTGCCGTCGAAATAAACCTCGCGGCTGTTGTATTGATTATTTTCACGGATTTCGTAATTTGTCATTGCTTTATGTTCCTTTCTTTCCGGCTGTCGGGGTTTGTGACCGTCTGCCAGACCGCATTAACGGGGTTTCCCCCGCCACTCTGCTTAATACATAGCCTTATAATATTCCTCTGCTTCCCAAGTTTGCAATCCATCTTCTTCTAATTCTCTTGCCGTGAGAAGATTTATAAATCTTCTTGTTCTAAAGTCATATTCTTCTTTATAATACCATTCTTCCGCTTCATCCCAATTATCAAACCTTCTTTGAGGGCGATGTAGTAAATCATGATGTTCTCCTTAATTTTTGATTTTGGTTTCGTTCTTTCTCTTTACACCTATATTATACCGCAAAGTCCGCGGTTTGTCAATAGGTTTTTGAGAATTTTTTTACTTTTTTCGGATTTATTTTTCGACGACGTTTGTGATTACGTCGTCTTCGACATTAACGGGGTTTCCCCCGCCACTCTGCTTAATACATAGCCTTATAATATTCCTCTGCTTCCCAAGTTTGCAATCCATCTTCTTCTAATTCTCTTGCCGTGAGAAGATTTATAAATCTTCTTGTTCTAAAGTCATATTCTTCTTTATAATACCATTCTTCCGCTTCATCCCAATTATCAAACCTTATTTGATAAATTGGTGTTCCATCTTTTTCACTCAGTCCATAAATTTCGCCGTCTCTTTTAAAATCTCTTTTCGCTGTTACAAGTTTCATTTTTTGTTTCTCCATTCATTTCATTTTTTATTTTTGGGGAGTTGCTTTTGCTCTCTCCCTTTGACACTTATATTATATCACTATTTGCGCAAATAGTCAATAGGTTTTGCGCAAATATATCGAATAATATTACACAAATATATTGCATCTATTTTGTGCAAATAGTATATTGACATTTGCACATTGCGTGTGCTAAAATTGGGAAAAAATGGAGGTGCTGAAAATGGCAGAATTTGACGCTACAAAATACGCAAACGACTACATAAAGCAATCATACGACCGCATTAATTTAACGACCGAAAAAGGAAAAAAATCCCAGTGGACGGAGAAAGCCAAGGCGGCGGGGCTGTCGCTCAACGCTTACATTACAAGAGCGGTTGACAGCTATGCAGGGATAGAGAATTTTACAAAAGTAGAAGAAAGAGCAAAAGAAGAAGCGCGGCGGGAAGTCCTGGCGAAAGTCGCGGACGCGCTAAAGTTGGACAGGCAGCCGGACAAATCAGACTTTGACGAGGCTATAAAAAAGCGGTTGCAGGATCTTATATAGCAAGAGGGGCGCAAGCCTCTTTTCTTTTTGCCGTTAATATTTTAGACATAATTTACTCCAGCTCCACACTTGACAAACGTATAGTTTAGTGCTATAATCAATCCGGGGGAGGGGGGGAGAGGAAGAAAAGGAAAGAAGAAGGAAATCAGCCTTAATATATCACTATTACCAGTATAGTTATATTATAGTAATAATTGGGATTATGTTAATATACAATATTATTGTTATAATATATTTATATAATAAATCAAATGGAAGGGAGAAAGAGAATTGAAAGTTGAGCATATAGCGGACTTTGAGACGCCGGAAGAACTTACAAATGTAGAACAACCGAAGAAACGGAAGAAGCAAGGACGCAAGACAAGCAACCACAACAAAGCGATTGCAGCCCGAGAACGTTTGGAGTGTGAATTAAACGGATGTTCAGACCCGCGAACGCCGCTTACAGAAGTAAATCCTGATACGCTTAACGCTCTACAAGAGCTTATGGCGCTGCCGGCTGTTGACCTGGACAGCGCGGACGAGGTCGAGCAGCGATGCAACGACTATATTACATGGTGCAGCCGTTATCACGCTTTCCCCTCGCTGGCAAGTCTCGCCGTTGCTCTCGGGGTCGACCGTGTTACTCTGATAGAGTGGGGGACTAAGTCGCGTATAGGACAGCGACATTCTACAATTATAAAAAGAATGAAGACGCTCATAGCCGCAAACACCGTCCAAAAGGGTGCTGACGGCTCTCTCAATCCCGTATACGCGATGTTTTTGCTTAACAACAGTTCGCAAGGCTTTTCAAATAATACCCGCTTAGAGGTCGCACAAACGCCCACAGAGCAAATCGACGCGCCAAAACTTGATGATGTTATAGAGATATACGACAGCAAAGACACAAGCGACACATGAGACGCGCCACAAAGCCGCGAGAGCGATATATTCACGATTTTGTGACAGGGCAGGGAAGGACTTAGTTAAGCGTATAAAGCATTATGAGAGCGTACAGACACACCCAGACAAACACATATCCAATTAGACAAAATGGAGATTTTGTATAATTCAGGGAAGAGATACCCTGTATGCGGCACCGGGTGGTTGCCGGCTGTGGAGTGTGGGGCGCGTGTTAGCCCCTCAAATATTCTCAAAAACTAAAAAACTTAGGGCTTTTGTAATCAGGACTTTGTAAATGTCTTTGCTCTGTTTTTCAAAAATCGCGCAAAAACAAAAAAGACCTCCGAGGTGTGTATGAGATATGTCGATATATACGTTTTCGGAGGTTTTATCGAAGACGATGGAATTGGGTATTGGCAGACACTGTTGAGGTATGGAAAGCGCGAGAAATACATTAGCGGAAGAATCGCCGGATGGAATTCAATACGGTGTACAATGGTGGCGATTGCCGAGGGGCTGAAAGCATTGAAAGAACCGTGTAATGTTACGGTATACACTCAATGCGACTTTATCCCGAAAACGTTTGAAATCGGATGGAAGAGGAAAAGCAATCTTGATTTGTGGATGGTAATAGATGATTCTGCGGCTGTTCACACGGTACAGTATAGGTGGTATCAGAAGATAAAATCTGTATTTCGTGATTATTTCAGGCGAACGGAAGAGGTGAACGAGAATGGAAGCACTGCAAGCGGAGATAATAGCGGGCGAACACACTGATAGGCGTTATCTTGACGTAGCGGAAAATATTCTTTCTCACATCAAAGCAGAGCCTGAGAACATGAAACATTATACGGCATTGTATTCGGTGCTGTCTTCGATGAATAACTGCGCTGAAAAGTGGCGGTATTCCGAGACTTTGAAGAGATATTGCACTGAGCGAATTATACAAAATAAATCGAAAGACGCGAATTCTCTTTTTAAGGCTGTGCTTTTGCTTGAAGCGCAGGGATTAAGGCTCGACAGCTACATGCAGTATATAGAAATTCAACGAGAACCGGAGAAAAGATTCTGGATTCCGCGAAGGAAGCAGCTTGAACCTGTCTGCCGCGCAATGCAAAAGCTTGTGGACGGAGAACTTGACATATTGTCTATATCTGTTCCGCCCGGTTGCGGCAAAAGCACGCTTGAAATTTTCCTGCATTCGATGATGATAGGCGCGTTTCCCGATAGTTGTTCCCTTGCTTCGGGACATTCGGGAACGCTTACTAACTCAATATATGACGGTGTAAACAGCATTCTGTCAGACCCTGATTATTTATGGCACGACGTGTACCCTGCCGCAGGCACGATTATAACCAACGCAAAGGAACAGACAATAGACCTCGGCAAGAAACACCGATTTTCGTCTCTTACCTGCCGTGCTATAGGTGCTTCCCTTACAGGTGCTACACGTTGTGAAAAGCTTCTGACCGCCGACGACCTTGTGTCGGGTATTGAGGAAGCATTGAGCATAGACCGTCTTGACAAGCTCTGGACGGCTTACACAAACGATTTGAAGTCAAGAAAGAAGCTGAATTGCAAGGAACTGCACATCGCCACAAGATGGTCGGTGCATGACCCTATAGGGAGACTGCAAACAATGTACGCGGATTCTCCGAAAGCTCAGTTTCTCGTAATGCCTGCGGTTGACGAGGATGGCGAAAGCAATTTCAATTACCGCTATGGTGTCGGCTTTGATAAGGCGTACTTCGAGGACATGAAAAACAACCTCGACGATTGTTCGTGGCGGGCTTTGTTTATGAATCAGCCGATAGAGCGCGAGGGACTTCTCTACAACGAGGACGAACTCAGACGTTATTTTGAACTTCCCTCGGATTCGCCGTACGCTGTTATATCTGTGTGTGACACAAAGGACAAAGGAGCGGACTACTGCGTAATGCCTATTGCTTACCAGTATGGCAATGACTTCTACATCGAAGAAATAATCTGCGACAACAGTAATCCCGAAATAGTTGAAACAAGACTTGTTGAGGTCCTTTTGCGGCACAAAGTCAAACTGAGCCGTTTTGAATCAAACTCTGCGGGCGGAAAAATCGCGGAAAAGGTTCAGAAAGAGGTAAAATCTCGTGGCGGCATAACGAGAATCACTACAAAATATTCGACGGCAAACAAAGCTACGCGAATTATAGTTGATTCTCCATTTGTCAAAGAGCATTTCCTTTTCAAGGACAACAGCGTTATAAAGAACAATAAAGAATATAAACGCGCTCTCGGTATGCTTTGCAGTTATACAATGGCGGGAAGAAACGCACATGACGATGTACCCGACGCATTCTCAATGCTTTCAGACTTCATTCAATCATTTGAGACGCAGACGGTAAGAGTAATACAAAGACCTTATTGAGGTGGCTATGGAAGATGAGAAACACACGCACCGTCTCAAGTACGTCAAAGAAGACGCGCTTATTATAATCAACGAGATTTTAGAGCGTGGTAATGACGTTAAAATAAAGAAATCGCGCGAAGAGGTCACTATACTTGAAATAACCGCTTCGAGAAAAGCTAAATACACTATAAAAACGCTGTAACAATCGGGTTGCAGTAAGAGCCGATAGGGGCTATTCGTATGGAAAACATACGGGTAGTCCCTATTTTTGTTTACACGGAGGTTTTTCTCGTGCTTGAAAATGATATTGTTCGCCTTACTACTTGTGATAGCCTTCATGGTCGGCGAAAGATACTAACGAATAAACAAAGAATAACCGCCGACAACGTTGTGTCCGTGCTTGAAAACTCGCTCGGCTTTGACAGCGCAAATGTCGCGGAAATAAATTACTTATATGACGTTTATCGCGGAATAATGGATATCCGCTATAAAGACAAATCCGTAAGACCCGACAACAACAACAAGGTCACTATCAACCTTCCGAACAAGATAGTTACTTTTAAATCCTCGTTCTTCCTTAGCTCTCCCATTCAGTATGTAGCGGCGAACGGAAAAGAGGATATATCCGACAAGGTAGCTTATCTGAACGTTCTTATGACTTCCGAAGGAAAAGAATCAAAGGACAAAGAGTGCTCCGACTGGATGCACATCTGCGGAGTTGAACCGAGGATGGTTCTTCCCGACCCCGACAACGAGAAAGACGGAAGTCCCGCTGCTCTTTATTCCCTTGACCCGAGAGAAGCGTTTGTTATCTACTCTTCGGGCATTGGTAGAAAACCTCTCGCGGGTGTTCTGAAACAGTACGACGAGGACGATAACCTCATTTACTACGTTTATGTGCCGGAAGGAAGATACACCGTAAAGGGTAATGACGTTGTAGACTGGCTTGCTTACGACTTTGGGCGCGTTCCGATAGTGGAATATCCGCTGAATGAAGCTCGTATGGGAGCGTTTGAGACGGTTCTCTCGCCTATCAACATGATAAACACTCTTGAATCCGCTCGTGTTGACAATGTTGTTGACTTTGTGAACGCCTATGACGTGTTCCAAAACTGCGAAATCGACGAGAACACATACAAGGAGCTTGCAAGGGGCGGTCAGTGTATCTGCATCAGAAGCGGTCAGGGAACGGAAGCAAAGGTTTACCGCATATCCTCCGAAATCTCTCAGACGGGCGTTCAGACGGAAATAGACGCGCTGTATGACTACATTGATGAAATAACGGGTATGCCGACAAGAGCCGGAGATTCAGCCGCGGCAGACACGGGCATGGGAACGAGATTCCGCAACGGTTGGCAGGACGCTTCCGCGAGAGCTAACGACACTGAAAAGCTATTTGCGCGTTCAGAAAGAGAGATTCTGAAGCTGATTCTCAAAATTTACAAAGACAAGGGTGTTCTCGACCTTGACCCGAACGATGTTAAGATTCAGTTTACCCGCGAAAACCTCACCGACATTCAATCGAAAGCGCAGGTTCTTTGTGAACTACTCAACAACGAAAAGGTTCATCCGCGCGACGCTTACGACATTTCCGGCTTGTTTACAGATGTAGAGAATGCATATCAGCGCGGTATGGAGTGGTATGAAGAAGCACAGTCCGAGCTTGAAAACAGCTTAGAAAAGGAGCTTGAGAATGCAAGAACGGTACATAACGACGGACAGAGCGATAGAAATACTGCGGAAGAAGACAATACGGCGGTTTGAAAAAGCTAAGTCCTCAATAAGACTTGCTAAATTCGACGAGCTTCACGTTATAAAGACCGTCGCGACGCTTTACAAGAACCTTGACAGCGATTTACGGGACACGATGTTAGAACTTGCCTTTGCCATATATGAAGAAATAGGCGAAGAAGTAAGCCGATACGGTTACAAGGACATCGGAAAAATTTCCGCAAAAGCAAAAAAGACCCTTGTTGAGATTGTCCTCTCGTCTCCGAATTCCGTAACAAAGTACGAATACGAGAACGAAGTCTTAAGAAAGCGCGACAGGCTTTCAGAAGCTCTCAGGACACGTTCAGACGTTAACAGCGAGTGGAGACGTGCAGTAAGCCTATGGTCGAATATGACCGCCCAATACGCCGATATAGTGACTGACGAGACGGTACTCAGAGCATACAAGGACGCGGGAGTTGAGTATGTGATGTGGGTGACGCTAGAGGACGAAAAGGTATGCGAGATTTGCAAGCCGCTTGACGGAGAAATATTCCCTATTAACGAAGCACCCGACAAGCAGCACTGGCATTGCAGATGTTACCTCGCACCTATAGAAAGAAAATAACGGATATACGGCTCATGCCTTAATATATCAGCGGCAGAGAAGTCGCTTTATAAAATTCGCAGACTGCGGAGATGCAGTATAAAAGCGCAAAAAATATCAGGTCAGAGAAGACCGAAAAACGCAAGGAGAATTTATTATGCCTAACATTGACACCTCAACAATCGAAGGATTCGACGCAATGAGCGCGGAAGACCAGGTCAAGGCTCTTCTCGGACTTGATATCCCTGAAAAAGTCGACTTATCGGGATATGTAAAGAAAGAGCTGCTTGACAAGACCGCGTCTGACCTCGCGGCGGCAAAGAGAAGCCTTAAAGAGAAAATGACCTCCGAAGAAGCGGCTAAGGCTCAGTCCGACGAAGCAATGAAGGAACTACAGGACAAATACAATGAACTGCTGAAAAAGACCTCTATTGCCGAGAACACCGCTAAATACCTGGAAGTCGGATACTCTCCCGAACTTGCAAAGTCTACCGCAGAAGCAATATTCAACGGTGACATGGACGCGGTTCTCGAAAATCAGAAGAAATATAACGCCGAATGTGAAAAGAGGTTCAAGGAAAATATTGAACGCGGGCTTCATCCGAACGGTGGGAGCAACACTGAAAAAGACAGTCCTGAAATTGCTCTCGCAAAACAGCTCGGCAAACGTACCGCAGAAGCTAATCAAGTCAATAAGAAAGCACTTGAACATTATATGAAGATTTAAAAGGAGATAGAAAATGAAGGTAAAAGAAACAAAGTCCGGCAAGATGTTCACTATTCTTGCGACTAATAACTACAATGCAATTCCCATTACAGTGGGTGGCACATCCCTTGTTAAAGCCGGAACTCCGCTCACAGCAGACGGCACAGCTCCCACAAGCGGTGTTACGGGTGCTGTAGGCGTACTTCTTTATGACGTTGACCCGACAGTCAATCCCAACGGTGCAATCGTTGTACAGGGCGTTATAGACGGTGTTAAAGCAAAGGCTCACTCCGGCATAGACATTTCAACTCTTGGCACTGCTGTTTCGGGACTTGTTATAAGAACCGACACAGAGACTAACGTTTAATTTGAAAGGAGACTTGAATAATGAATCTTAGCGAATTTATCACGCCGCGCGTAATTGCAGCCAACTATGAGCAGACAGCCTCTAACAGAATTCCATATTTCGGCGAAGGACTTTTCCCTGCCGAAAAGAAGACAGGACTGCGTCTTGCTTGGGTAAAAGGATACGGTGGACTTCCTGTTTCTCTCGCTCCTTCAGCTTTTGACGCTCAGGCAACTTATCGTGAGATTGGCGAACTTTCAAGATTTGAAACAGAAATGCCTTTTTTCCGCGCAGCTCATAAGCTCTCTGAAAATGACATTCAGGAATTCCTTCAGGTGCGAGATTCTAATGAACCTTACGCACTGGCTATACTTAATCGCACTTTTGACTATTTAAGAGACCTCATTGACGGCGCTCACGTTGTCTCTGAACGTATGAGAATGTCTCTTCTTTTCCCCGAAAGTGGCGATATGGCTATTTCAATAAAAGCGAACGGTGTAGCCTATGAATACGACTACGACCCCAACGATACATGGAAGACTAACAACTATTCTGCACTTACCTCTACAGCTCTTTGGTCAGCGGCTTCCACGGCGGACCCGATTAAGGACTTCGAGGATATGAAGAACAAGGCAGCTGACGTTTCAGGTTCTGAAATAAGATATGCCATTATGTCCTCCGCAACATTCAACCTTCTGAAAGCCACCTCCGCTGTTAAGAACTCCATTATTTCAACATCGGGCGTTGTTCAGAGCTATGTAACAGGCGCAAGAGCTTCTGATGTTATCGAAAACGAAACCGGAATCAGACCTATTGTTTACTCGAAGAAGTATAAGAACGAAAGCGGCGCAACCAAATCATTCGTTCCCGACGGATATGTTACATTCATTCCCGAAGGTACACTGGGCAGAACTTGGTACGGCACAACTCCCGAGGAAGCGAGACTTATTTCCGGCGCGAACACAGAAGTCAGCATTGTTGATACAGGCATCACAATTACACAGAATGTACAAATTCATCCCGCCGTCACAAATATCTACGCTTCCGAAATCGTTCTTCCTTCCTACGAGAGAATGAACGAAGTTGTAACTCTCAAGGTAACTGCCTGATGATTTACCTCACACCTAAATATTCGGTTAATTACCGTGGTGTGTGGCACAATGCGGGAGAAAAGTTTGAGATATCTTCCTCCGATACTGCGGAACTTTCGGCGCACGGAGTGATAACCGAAGAGAAAGAAAAGACTGTTGTAGCGGAAGAAAAGCCGAAGACAACAACTAACACACGCAAAAAGAAATGAGAAAGGCGGGAGAAAATGACCGACATTGAACGCTTGAAAATCAGAACGGAAGAAAGTGATACACGCATTCTCTATGAGCTGCTTGAAAGCGCGGAAAATATCATAATCTCCCGCCGTTTCCCCTTTGGGGGAGAGAATGCTACATTTGAAGAACGGTACAGAGACCTCAAAATACGCATAGCGGAAGACATGTACAACAGGATCGGCGCGTCTGGGCAGCTCTCTCATTCCGAAAACGGTATTGACCGAAAGTGGAGTTCCGAATGGGTGTCCGAACAGCTTCTAAATGAAATCATTCCGAAAGTAGGCAGACCGACATGAGATGTTTGAAAAAGAACAAGCGCGAATTTTGGTATGCACTATATCTCGGAAACGAGGACGGAAAAGACGAAAACGGACTGTACACGGGAGAACACACTGCGAAATACTCAACTCCGAAGAAGTATAAGGCTAACATATCGGCGGCTAAGTCGGCTTCGATGTATGGCGACGTTATAGTTGAAACGTTCGGAACGGATATACAGTACGACAAAATTATTGTGATAGATGAACCGAATTTTGAGATTGACGAACACACCGTATTATGCATCGACAAGCCTTTAACCTATGACGCGAACGGGCGCATGGAATACGACTACATTGTGACAAAAGCTGCACGGTCGTTAAACAGCGTTTCCTATGCGATAAGGCGGGTGACGGTCGACGGATGATAAACATCAGAATAAGAAACACGTGGAAAGTCGCGCGACAGATAAAGGACTACACGCGCAGTCTCGGAGCAAAACTGAACACGTTTCTTGAAAAACTCGCCGACATAGGCATAACGCAGGCGGCAATCCATTTTCAAAGTGCGGAGTATGACGGTGTAAATGATGTTGTGGTTGATTCTTCGCCGACATGGCTTGACGAACACACGCTTGCCATAAACGCTTCGGGTGAATCAATACTGTTTATCGAATTCGGAACCGGCGTATATAATCCCGTGACGCATCCCAAGGCTGACGAACTCGGCATGATTCGTGGTGCATACGGCAAGGGCTACGGTCAAAACTACACATGGTACTATCGCGGAGACCCTGGAACGAACGGTGAAGACCTCGGCAACGGAAGAATAAGAACTCACGGCAACAATGCCAACCGCTGCATGTGGGACGCTTCCGAGGAAATGCGCCGAAGAATATACGACATCGCAAAGGAGGTGTTCTCATGATTGACATTGAAAATGTGCTTTACACGGAGCTTTACAATGCGCTCAAAGAGAAGTTTCCTGCCCTGTCTATATCGGGCATTGAAGAGCGTTTGCCTTCGTCATTTCCGTTTGTGAGCATTGTGGAAGCGGACAATCTTGTGCGTTCAGACACGATTGACAGCTCTAACCGCGAGAATCACGTGAATCTGCTTTATGAGGTGAATATTTACTCCAACAAAGCGGGGGAGCGCAAAACGGAAGCGAAAGCAATTCTTGCTGAAATAGACCGACAGCTCACCATGCGCGGATTTTTGAGGACTGCGGCGCAGCCTGTTTCTTTAAACGACGGCACGATTTACAGAATTATCGCACGTTATACAGGATGTGCGGACAAGAATAATGTTATCTATAGGAGGTAATTTAGATGGCTATACCTACCCCTGTAACCTCAATGGGCGTATTCCTGATGAAGAAGGACACAGGAAGCACATACACAAAGCTCATTGATATAAACTCTTTCGGCGACCTCGGCGGTACTCCCGAAACGCTTGACGCTACAACTCTTTCGCATTACGTATCTGTCAGTGTACTCGGCATTCAGCAGCAGGAAAGCATTGAGTTTGAAGCTAACTACACCAAGACGGAATACAAGGCTCTTGAGGCGGGTCAGAACACCGAAACAGACCTTTCCGTTTGGTTTGGCGGTACAAGTGCGAACGACGGCACATACACAGCAACAGGTATTAACGGCAAGTTCAATTTTAAGGGAATGTACTCTCTTAAAGTAAACGGTGCGGGAGTAAACGAAGTTGTTCATTGCACCGTCACCGTAACCGCACTGACAGCTCCCTCACTTTCAGACGATACCTGATTAAAGAAAGGAAATATAAACCATGGCTAACAGAACTACAATTCAGTTTGAATACAACGGAACAGCATATACCCTCGGCTACACGATTGCGTCGCTCAAACGACTTGAGAAGAGCGGATTTTCCTTCGGAAATCTTGAAGACCATCTTCTGACGGCGCAGGAAGACCTTTTCTGCGCGGCTTTCGATGCTTTCCACAAGAATGTACCGAGAAATGAAAGAATGGCTATTTACAAGGAATTTGCCAATTCGGAAGACGGAGAGGAAGGCGAAACTGCAAACACTCTTTCCGACATCCTCTTCAGAATGGTAAATGAGGTAATCGAAGAAATGTCTCCCAAGGGAAACGTGAAGTGGAAGACGGTGAAGGGATAACACCATCTTCCGGCGATACGGGCATAACTGACGCTGAACCGACAGTTGACAAGCCGTGGTTTGCGGAGTATGCGGATAATCTGTGCTCCTACTATATGTCTATAGGAGTTCCCTATGATGTGTACTGGAACGGAGACTTTACAGAACTTCGCTACTACCGAGAAGCAGAAGAATACAGACAGGAGCGAGATAATTATGCGGCGTGGTTACAAGGAATCTATGTATACGAGGCTGTAGGTTGTCTCGCTCCTATTCTTCATGCTTTTGCAAAACGCGGTACAAAGCCCGGCAAATATCCCGAAAAGCCGTATTCCGTAACCGAAAGGCAGAGAAAAGCCGAGGAAGAAGCGGAAAAAGCTAAAAAACAAGCGGAAGTACAAAATCAAGCGTTCTCGTGGCTTTCCGCTATGCGACAAAAATTCAGTGGAAAGGAGAACAAAAACAATGGCTGACGGAACAATAGACAATCTACAAATAGTAGTCACTGCCGAGACAAAGAAAGCGGAAAGCGCGCTGAAAAATCTTGTGAAAACGCTCGAACCGTTCAAAAAGTTTGCAAGCGAAATGAGTTCGGCAAGCGGCATCGACAAGATGGTTGATACAAACGGTATTAAAAACGGCACGTCTGCACTTAGGAAAATGAGTGAAGAAGCCGCGAAGGTATCTAAACAATACAAAGTTACTGTAGGCTCTTATAAGCAGCTTATTGCGATGAGCAAAAAGTTGAAATCAAGCAGCGGGAAAATCACAGATGATTATGGTATAACGGAAGCTGTCAATAGATACATGGACGCGAGAAAAGCCAAAATGAGCGGCAACGGAATTAATACCGGCGGAATGTCTGTGCCGTTTGATTGGGAAAAGTACAATGCCAAAGCGAAAAGGCAAAGAGCTGAAATACAAAAAGCTATGTTCGATTCAACGCTTGATTCCATGTTTGCCAAACCGACTGCGGCGATGAAGAAGCAGTTTAACGACATACTCAAGTCGGCGGGCAAAGAGACAAGTCAAAGCGACATACTTGAAAGCCTTATCAAAAATGCGGAACAGCTTGACACTGTGGAAAAACCGCTTGCTTCGATAACGGCGAAATTTGGAGAACTCAAAGCCAAAGCAAAAGGTGCTGCGAAGTCCATAAAAGACCTCGGCAAACAGATGAGCAAGAGATTCAAGAACTCGGTTTTCGGTGAGACTATCGGCAAGGTTGCGGGTTCACTTGAAAGAATCCTTCGTTATCGCACCGTGAATGAGTTCTTGAAACAGATTGCCAAGGCATTCAGCGAGGGCGTAAACAACCTTTACCAATACAGTAAGGCGGTCGGGACTGACTTTGCAAGCAGTATGGACAGCGCCGCCACTTCCCTGCAATATTTCCGAAACTCTGTAGGTGCTATGACAGCTCCGATACTCAACGCGCTCATTCCCGTATTCGATTCGCTCATTGATAGAATAGTCGAGGGTGTAAACTGGTTGAATCAGCTTGTCGCGAAAATGACTGGGGCTTCTTCGTGGACTAAGGCTATTCGCCAGCAGAAAGAATATGCGGAAGCGGCTAAGGATTCGGCGGCTGCTCAAAAACAGCTCCTTGCGGGATTTGACGAGCTTAACGTTATATCAAGCACGGGCAGTTCTTCCGGCAAGACTACACCCGACTACAGCGGAATGTTTGAAGAGGTATCAATGGAGAACATCTCGTCAAGCGTTACGGAATGGTCGGACAGGCTACTTAGCACATGGGCAACCATCAAAGAGTATGCAACAGAAATTGAGGCGGCTCTTCTCGGCATAAAGGTATCGGAGCTGTTCGGTGGAGGGTTTGGAACTTCTGCTACGCTTGCTATATCTTTTGCGGGACTTGCGTTTGAGTTTGACGGTATAAAGAATCTCGTCTCTGGCGAAGTGACGAAAGAAAATATACTTAAAGCGGTTCTCGGTTCGCTTGCTACTATAGCGGGACTTACTGTCAGATGGGGCAAGGCTGGACTTGTGATAGGCATACTGGCTACAATCGCTACGGCTATTGCGGCTGTCAAGGTTGGGCTTGATGAGAAGAAGCAAAAATTTCTCGACACGCAGGAACTTCACGCAAAAATCCAGAAAATTGCAGACAAGGCAAAGATAGACCTTGAAATAGCGGCTGAATTACAATTGCGCGTAGACAAGCTCGATGCTCCGGTAAAAGAGGTTGAGCTAAAAATGGCTACGCTTAAAAGGCTTATAAATGAGGCGTTCAAACTCAACGACATTCCGGAGGAACAAAGAACCACAGCGGAAGCTGAACTTTTGAAAACTCTCGTAAACGAAATCAATTCAATGGGGATTATAGAAATTGAAGTTGACGACAAGGGTTCTATCGTTCAGACGCGCGACGAACTTGACAAGCTCATCAAGTCGCGAGAAAAGGAACTTCTGCTTGAAGCGTACAATGAATCAATCAAAAACGCATACATCCTGCAATCGGACGCTGAATATAAACTTATCGAACTAAAGCAAGATAATATAGAAGCTACGGAGAGACAGAAAGAAGCACAACAGAAGATATATGACCTTATCAAAAGCGACAACAAGGGTTTCCTTGATTCTCTCGGGCTTAACACAAGAGCGTTGCAGGACATTACAAGCGCGAGTGATATAACAACCGACAGCATACACTGGTTAAGCGTAAAAAACGCAGAACTTGCAAGCGTTTTAGGCGGAGAACTGTCAACTCAATTTATATCATGGATGGACGACCTCGCAGACGCGGAAGGAGCCGTTAAAGATACATCACTTGCGGTTAATAATGCGGAAACTGCGCTCCAAGACGCGGCGGATAAAGTCGATTATTTCAGCGGAAAAGTCAAAGACCTTGACGGTATGACCGCAGGTGTCACTATTGATGTAAAAGCCGATTTCAGCAAGGTTGAGGAAGCGAGAGAAAAGATTCGCAAGACTAAGACGGATTCCATTGTTGACGATTTGCTTTTCGGTTCTCTCGATAATCAGTTTGCGGACGGCGGGTTCCCGACTATGGGACAGTTATTCGTTGCGCGTGAAGCAGGACCCGAATTGGTAGGTACTATAGGCGGCAGAAACGCTGTTGCGAACAACGGTCAGATTATAGCGGGCATTCAGGCGGGTGTCACAAACGCTATGAACGGCGTACTCCGCGCGAACAGTTCCGGCACGGACAAGGATACCGCAGAGCAGAACAAACTTCTCAGAGAACAAAACAGACTGTTACAAAAGATTGCCGACAAGGAACTTTCGATTTCTCCGTCTGTCGCTTTGGGACGCGCGGTAAAACGCTCCCAGAAGATGGTTGAACAGGTTACGGGTGGTTAAACATGATATCATTACTCAATTACACAATGGGAATAAAGTTCGGGGGGGTCAGTATTCCCGACCCTTCCGAATGGAATCCCTCAATAGCAGATGTTGATGAAAGTGCAGAGAGAGACGCGACTTCTGTTTTGCACAGAAACCGTGTGGGGCAGAAGATAAACTTCGGTTTCAAGTGGAACTGCCTGACGTGGGCGGAAATGGCTTCAATACTCAACGCCGTCAACTCCGACAGTTTCACGGCAGTCTGCCCAGACCCGTATCAAAAAGGAGGAACGCGCTCCGGCACATACTACGCGGGCGACAGGTCGGCTACAACAAAATACTACTGGATTGACAAAGAAGAAGTTGCACGGTTCGATTTGTCGTTCAACATTATTGAATTTTAGGGGGGATATTATGGCTGTCTCGATGCCAACAACACTGACTATACCGAAGTTAGTTAAAGGTAGAGGTGCTCTTATTAAGTGGTCGGCGGTAGACGGTGCGGATTCGTACATCTTGCAGAGAAAAACCAGCGCGGGCGGTTCTTATTCTCAAAGATACAGCGGCACAAACACTTATTATGACGACCAGATACAAACGCGTTACACAGTATATGGCTATCGCGTATGTGCGGTATCGGGAGAAACGCAGTCCGATTGGAACACAAGCGATGACATAACCGCCATATCAGCACCTAATCCACCCGGCTATCCTGAAATTCCTGACACTATTAACGTCGGAGATACTTATACAGTAACGTGGACAGCCCCCTCGGTTTCAGAGGTGGAAGGATATGAACTACAGCGCAAAGTAGATGATGGAGACTATATTACCGTTTACAAAGGCGCGAACCTGTCATATACCGATACGGCTCAGCCCACATGGACTAAAGTGCAGTACAGAGTTGCGGCTTATAGAGACGGAGATGTATATTCCGCAACGTGGTCGGGTTCGGACATACGAACGATTGTCGGCGGCACTTCAACTGTCCCGTCAATGCCAGAGACTATAACAGTTCCTGCTCTCACTGCGGGGCAATCGGCAACAATCACATGGGCGGGCGTTTCAAATGCGGCGGGATATGCGCTACAACGTTCTGTGGACGGCGCAAGCTACATGACGGTGTATCGGGGCGAGAACACATCTTACATCGACACAGTAGGCTCTGCGTGGCTAACAGTGCAGTATAGAGTATGCGCTTACGATTCAAACAACAGCAGTTCGGACTACAAGACTTCGGACGTGTTTAGCGTTGTTCAACCTGTCGCGAGTTTACTTGAAGCTATACGCGCTCATACCGAACAGGATATCAAGATAACTTTTGCCGACAACACGGTTCTCGGAAAAGCTGACGTTGCGATAACGGGTGATGGTGTTAAGATTACGGACATTCTGAACGGAGACACTGACTATACTTTCGGCAAAGCTGTTTGTAAACAAGTTGAAATGACGTTGTTCAATGTTGACAACAAGTTTAACAACTTCGATTTTACACAGGAATTTACTTTGCAAATAGGCGTTAAGGTCGGCGCGGCATTTCAGTATGTGACGGTCGGCGTTTTCAAAGGCGAGAGACCCGACAAAGTTCGCGGCAAGCTCATAGACTTTACCGCTTATGACCGTATGCAGAAGTTTGAAGTTTCTGCTTCGGATTTCATCGAAAACATGACATTCCCCGTCACTCTCGGCGCGGTTTTCTCTTCCCTTTGCGCCGCAGTGGGTGTTGAACCTATCACGACAACGTTTACAAACTCTACAAAAAACTTTACTTTCAATCCGTTCTCAACCTCGGACTACACGGCGCGTGAAGTGCTTGCGTGGATTGCGGAAGCGGCAGGCTGTTATGCGAGAGTAAATGCGGATGGCAAAGTTGAATTAAACACATTTACAACAAACTCCTACAAAATTCTCAAAACAGACCGATTTGAAATGAGTGAGAGTGAGTTTGAAACTCCCGTTATAAGCAAGCTCGAATGTTACACTTCTTATGGAGACCAGCTCGTGACTGCGGGTACGGGAACAAACACTTATGTTATCAGCGACAATCCGTTTCTGTACATCGAGAACGACACGGAGATATCTGTGCTACAGCCTTATGTGAACGCGATTTTTGCAAAGGCTTCACTCTTCCCTGCTTATTCTCCTATTGCGGTACGTGCCGAATGGTATCCCGAAATTAAATGCGGAGACATTATCACCGTAGTTAATGATTATGACGAGGTAAAAACGCTCCCGATATTCTCCCAAACAATCAAGTGGAATGGATTCGGCAAGGTTGAATATGAATCAACGGGCGGACTGGTACGCGAGATTGAGCCGGTACAGCAACGCGAACTTGAAGCAATCAAGAAGTCAATGCTACGCGACACGGATTTGTCTACAGCTGTAGAGAGCTATCTGAACACGCAGGAGGGCAAAGCTTCTATTACCTCTGCTGTAGAGGGTAAATTCGTTGAGGTGTCGAGCGGAAGCACGATAACTACAACAACGGCAATCGAACAGCTTATACAGAAAACCGAGAAAGGTATTGAATCAAAAATATCCCTGTCGGCTTCCTATGGTTCAGGGACAATCGGTTCAAACGTCCGCGCGCTGCTGACTTTGTTTGCAAACGCCGACAGCTCATCCATACGTCTTTCTGCGAACGCGCTTGACCTTACGGCTACGGAAACTGCGGGAAGCACGTCCGCGGAAGAAGTCGGAACTTACGATGGGTATCCAGATCCTGACGGAAATGTTCCTGTCGGCGACGCGAGTATTGCCGACTATGAATTCACAAAAACCTCAGACGGATATTACACTTCACAAAACGCGGGAGTACACAAATCTTTCTCATACGGCGGTTTAAAATTCAACTTTACAAAATCAACGGCAATCACTATACGCTGTATCTCATATGGAGAAGCCGAACACGACTACGGCATTGTTTCAAATCTCGACACAATGCTTGAATGGGACAATAAGGCTGATGCAACAGGTGTTAAAAAAGCGTTCTCGGGCGAAAATGAATCAAGTTCGAGTTACGTTGACTTGACTATGACTGTACCGCCTGGAAGTCACTTTATCACGTTCAAGTACATCAAGGATTCAAGCGTACACAAGAACGGCGATTACTTCAAGATAAAGTGCTTTATTCAGAAAACTTCGCGCGGCAAGGCTACAATATCTCTGAAAAGCGGAAATGTTCAAATTTCATCGGCTGATATCAATTTCAACGGACTTGTAACGTTTACAGACCTGTCAACAAGCGGTGCAACAACAATAGACGGCGGCAATGTCACCACAGACAACCTTTATGTCAACAAGGTATTTTTTGCGGAAAACGAGAACTACACTATTGTCACATCAAAGATGAGCGCACAAAACGGCGTTGTTCAAGTCGGTGTGCAGTCTCCAATATCGGGAATGGCGGCGTTCCTTGAATTGTATGGTTCGTTTATCTACTTCAAAGACCCAGACAATTCATCTGCAAGCTATCAACTTCAAGTACAGACCTCCAACCAATGTATAGTCCCCGGGAAAAAGGGAGTTTGGGATATAGGAAGCACGCTAAACTACTTCAATCGGCTTTACGTAGACACGATATATTACAATAAACAAGAAACGTTAGGTAATTAACATGAAAATGTCAGATTTAATCTATGCGCAGGAAGCGTTCAAAAAACTGTGTGCGCAGAACCTGTCGTTGAAAACGTTATATAGGCTATTCGGCTTTCTCGACAAGATAGAAGCGCAGATGAAGTTCTACGACGTTCAACGAATGCGAATTCTCGGCGAGTATTGCAGGCTCGAAAACGGCAGATATGAACCTATTGCGGAAACGGAAGCTGAGTTCAACCAAAGATTCAATGAGCTTATGAACCTTGATGTTGACCTCGGAGACACCGAACTGCCGATAGAAATATCAGAAAACGAGGATATAAAGTTATCTTACAGTGACTTAACCACGTTAAGGAAATTCATCAAGCTCACAGGAGGTGAAAACAAGTGCTAACCACAATACACATCACGGTGCGTGACAGAGTGCCGACAATCATGGCTGGCGAGGACGTTATATCGCACAACTCGGACTATGTTGCGGAATTTGAGTTTGATGAAGAATGGCAGGACAAGGTCAAAACCGTGTATTTTGTCTGCGAGGATGGCAGCTATCAAGCGGTTGTGATGGACGGAAACTCATGCGACGTACCTATGCTTGACGAAGAACACAGACGTATCTTTGTCGGAGTGCAGGCAGGCTCTGCGGAAAAACCGAGTGTGCTCAAAACCACGCGCCCGTGCTGTCTCAAAGTCAAAGACAGTATCGCGGACTACCTCGGAGAGCAGATACCTGACCCGACGCCGAGCGTATATGAGCAGATTATAGCAATGCTCGAGAGCATCACATCCCCCACATGGGACGCGGTGCAGAACAAGCCGTTTTCCACTCTCGGCGGCGGGCTGGAGGTTGACGAAAACGGCGTGCTGTCCGCGCAGGGGGGCGGCTCGCCTGAAGACATACAGAACGCGGTAAACAAATACCTCGACGAAAATCCGGTGCGCGTAGATATCGCGACTACGGAAAAAGCGGGCATTGTCACTGTCGGAAAAAACTTATCAATCACGAAAGACGGCGTATTGTCAGTAGATACTACCGATAGCGCCGAGCAGGACAACACAAAACCTATCACCTCGGCGGGGGTAAATCTCGTCGTGGGTAACATCAATGCTATTTTGGCAATTATTTAACGGAGGATATCGAAAATGGCAGCAACAACATCAGAACTTTTGACGGCACTCACCAACGCGCGAAACACTATACGCACAAAGCTTGTCGCACTCGGACTTGTGGCGGCTACGGCAAAACTCGCGGACTGTGCTACGGCAATCGACGGCATAGACAATAACGGTGCTGTGTCAGCGCAGGTTAAGGAAGGCGAGAGCTACACCATCCCGAAAGGCTATCACAACGGCAGCGGCACTGTGCAAGGTGTCTCGGGCGGCGGTAACTACAACACGCAGGCTAAGGAAGTCACGCCGACCAAAAAGCAGCAGCAGGTCACACCGGATCCGGGATACTATGCGCTGTCCGCAGTGACGGTTAACGCGATACCTGACAACTTTAACGACACCTCGGCGGTGACGGCTGCGGCAGGAGACGTGCTTGCAAACAAAACTATCGTGGGAGCGGATGGCACTACTATTGCGGGTACAATGCCCAACAACGGAGCTGTTGAAAAGTCGCTCAGCACGACAGATACGTCTTACACCGTCCCGAAAGGCTATCACAGCGGCACAGGCAAGGTGTCAATCACAATCGAGACAAAGACCGCTACTCCGACAGAAAAAGCGCAGGACATTACGCCGACCGCGGGAAAGGTGCTGTCTAAGGTTACAGTAGCCGCCATTCCTGCTAAGTACAAGGATGTGTCCGGCGTAACGGCAACCGCAGACAAAGTGCTTGACGGAGCTGTTTTTGTCGACAGCACGGGCGCGGCTGTTGAAGGTACTATGACTAATCAGGGCGCGAAGGAGCTTACCATCGACGGACTTACTAAGCTTAGCGTAACCATCCCCGCAGGCTATCACGACGGCACCGGCACGGTATCTCTTACAGACGATATCCGCGCGGCTCTGGCGGCTATATGAGGTGAAATATGGCAGTTATAACAGAAATTAAAACAAATTTAACGCGGATATCGAAAGCAAAAACCGACATTATCGCTGCCATAACCGCAAAAGGCGGCACTGTCGCCAGCGGAGCGAAAATCGAGGACTTGCCTGCTTGTATCCGTGCGATTCCCACGGGTGGGGGCGGAAAAGCAGTTGAGTTTGCTGTGAAATCGAGCGTAAATGTCGTCGCTTTTACTAAAGATGGACAAACGCCTGTTGAAGTTGGCGGTGATGATGTCGTTTTGACAGTGAATGTCGGCGATATGCTTGTCATTTGCGTTGCGTCTCAAAAGGATTATTTTAATGTTGAGGGCGGAAGCGGCTACAAAGAGCTTGGCTCTTTTCCAACAGCCCGCAGAATGTATGTGTATTGGATACGAGTCGAAGAAGCAGGAGGCTTAATGCTCTCTTGATAACGAAATAATGAGGAGAAAAAATGCTAATAGAGACAATCATCAAGTGGGCGGTGCCGTTTGTATGCGGCGGAGCGGTAACATGGGCTGTTACATACATCAAACTGCGAAAAAAGCGTGAAAGTGCGCTCGAGGAAGGATTAAAGTGCCTTCTCCGCGCAGAGATAATCCGCAATCATGACAAGTATCTCGACAGGGGATATTGCCCCATCTACGCAAAAGAAGCACTCAAGCGCGCCTATGCGGCTTATCACGCGCTCCGCGGCAACGACGTCGCAACACAGTTATACAATGAGCTCATGGCACTGCCGACAGAGCCGCCGCATGACGGAGGTAACGTGGAATGAAAATGAATCTGCCTTACAAGAGCGGCAAAGTCACGCTCACATCGCACTTTGGCTGGCGCACGCTCAACGGACAGCGAGACTATCACAAGGGCGTAGACCTCAGCGGCACGGACAAAACGCTTGTTGCGCCTTGTGACGGAGTTATCGGCTCGTCGACAATCATCACGGACAAGTCTAATCTCACATGGCAGTGGGGCAACTACATCCGCATTGACACGGCTGACGGACTTAAGATTTTCATGTGCCACATGGCGGCGCGAAAGGTCAAAGTCGGGCAAAAGGTCAAGGCGGGGGACGTAGTAGGAATCGAGGGCAACACCGGCTACTCCTTCGGCAGTCACTGTCACTTTGAGGTCCGCAAAAACGGCGTGTCCGTAGACCCCACCCCATATCTCGGAATTCCTAACGAGTGGGGACAGTACGATATAAAAACCACATCAAAAGGAGAAACAAGAATGAACATCGACACAAAGCTCGACATATCCGACGGCAAGGGCAACACCAATGTCAAGGACAGTTATGACAAGGACGGAATTACGTACACCCGCGCGAAGAATTTTGCAATCCTCTATCACGACGCGGACAAGCGCAAGGGCGGCGTGAAGAGATACATCAACGGCGGATTTTTCGCAAACTACCGCTCGGAGGAAGGCGAAACATACACGCTCCCCGTCGCTAATCTCGCGTGCGATATCAAGGACATTCCGGCGGCGGCAAAGGGCAATCTTTTTGAACACGTCTACGGCAACCACCTTGTGTACAGTATCGCCGACAACGCGACGAAGCAGTTTGCGGGCAAAAAGGTGTCAACACTGCTTGTACCGTACTCCGGCAAGCCGACAATTGAGCGCGTTGACAAAATCCCGTCGGGAATCAAGTACGCTGTCAGCGGCGTGCCTGTTGTGGTCGACAAAAAGCCTGTCGACATGAGCTACGTGGGCGCGGAGGGCTGGGACGGCTCAACCACCTACGGCACGTCAAGAAATATGCTCGGCATCAGGAGCGGCGAGATATGGGTACTCACTCTCAAGACTACCTCAGCAAACTACATCAAGTCCGGCGAGGTTTGGCGAAAGATACAGGGCGAGGGTTTTGAAGACGTTATTGCTCTTGACGGCGGCGGCTCGTACATCCGTGTCGAGGGAATCAAGAGACGGTCAACGGGCGGCAGTCGTGCGGTTAACAACATTATCGCGTTTTAACGCAGTTTTAACGCAAACGTGAATTATTAACGCAATCATGAAAAAGAAAGACGTTGAATACTCAAAGAGAACGCTGTCCGCAATTGTGAAGCTGTGGTTTGCGGGTGCGGTTTTCGGTATGGGGTACTGTGTAGCTCAGCTGATAATCGCTCCCGACATGGCATCTCTTGACGGACTGCTGACATACATCGGTGCTCCGATGAGCTGCGGCGTGGTGACTTACCTCATCAAGTCGGCAATGGAAAACCGCGAGAAAATCAAGCAGGAATATCACTCCGATTATGGAGAGGAAGAAATAACTTATGAAGATGAAAAAGGAGAATAATATGGACAACAAAATCAACTGGAAGCAGAAGCTGACCTCAAGAAAGCTGTGGGTGACTATCATCGGTATCATTATCGGCGTTGCAATGTCGCTTGGCGTTGGTGAGAGCGACTACGGCGAGATTGCGGGCAAGGTTGCGGGCGCGATTACGGCTATCAGCTCCATCATCGGCTACATCTACGGCGAGAGTAAAGTTGACGCGGCGCGGATTGACGCGGAGGGTGTGAGAAGCATTATTGAATCAGCAGAAAGCGAGGACAAGGAGGCGTAAAGATTGACGGAGCACGTGCGGCAGAAAAACGCGGTGCAGGAGATAGACGATACGGAATTGATATCCTCGGCTATCGACAAGTGCAATCTCCGACCGGAGTACAAACGGCTGCTCAAAATCCTCTATGTGGAGCGCGGGTGTCTGGAGGACGTGTGTGATGCTGTCGGGCGCGATTACTCGACGGTATCAAAGTGGCACAAACCGGCACTGATACGGCTCGTCCGTCTCTTGCAAAAACAAGGCAAAATAAACGCAAAATAAACGCAAAAATTACGAAAGAATAAATCTCTCTGCGATGGTACAATGGTATCAGATACAGAGAGATTTTTTGTATGGAGGATATATGGCGTACAATTTTGGCTACAACACAAATCCGTACTATAGCGGCTATAATCCGCAAATTCAACAGCCGCAACCGCAACAGACAGCGCCACAACCACAGGTGCAGAGCGGATTTATCTGTCGACCCGTCACAAGCCGTGAGGAAGCACTCGCGACACCTTGTGATTTTATGGCGGCAGGCGTAATTATGCCCGATATGGCGCACGGCATGGTATATATCAAGAGATTCAACTCGCAGACCGGCGCGTCGGATTTTGCGGATTTTGCTTATACACCTCCGACAGCTCCGGCTAAGGACACGGCAGACTACACACCGCGTGCGGATTTTGACAAACTTTGCGCAGCTTTTGCCGCTCTCCAAACGGAGGTCGAAAAGATGAAAAATCCCACTAAGGGAAAGAAAGAGGTAACGGAAAATGCCTAACCTTAATCCCGCAATGCTCGTAATGCAGGCTCTCGGCGCAGGTCAGCCGCTGAATAATATTCTCGGCAATCTCGCGGGACAAGGGGCGCAGTACGCAAAAGCCGTCGAACTTATCAAAGGCAAGGACGCGCACCAGCTCCAGACCATGGCGCAAAACATGGCGAAAGAGCGCGGTATAAACCTGGGCGATTTAATGCGCTCACTCGGTATCAGCAAATAACAACAAATATAAGCAAATGTCAACAAATAACACTTCCCTTTTCGGTTTGACTGGAGACCTGATTAAAAAACTGTCCAAAAATTAATTTTGAACATCACGCGAAAGCGGATGAATAAATCGAAAAGGAGAAAAAACATGGGCAACGAACTTTTGACAGGTTTCCTCGCAGGTCAGGGCGACAGCAACCGCAACGATGGCGGGTTTTTTGGCAACGAGGGACTGTGGGCGGTAATCATCCTCGCCATCATCTTTGGATGGGGTCGTAACGGTTTCGGCGGAAACAACGGCGATTCCTCGGGCATGGGCGCACTCCCCTACGTAATGGCGGCAGGCACTCAGGGCGGACTTACCCGCGCAGACCTACAGAGCGAGTTTGGATTCAACGGACTGGAGAATTCCGTCCGCGGCGTACAAAACGGACTTTGCGACGGATTTTACGATATGAATTCGTCAATGCTCAACGGCTTCCACGGCGTCGGCAACGCGATTTGCAACCTCGGCTATCAGACACAGCAGGGATTTAACGACACAAATGTGGCTATGATGCAGGGATTTAACGGTGTTGAGAGAGGACAGGCGGCTCTTGCGACACAGCTCCAGCAGTGCTGCTGTGAAAACGGCAGAGCGATGGAGCGCGGATTTGCCGACGTTGGCTACCGCATGGCAACCGACACTTGCGCGATTAACACTAACGCCGCTAACAACACCCGCGATATAATCGACGCAATGAATAGCGGATTCCGTGGCATATCCGACAGAATGACGGCACAGGAGATAGCGGCGAAGGACGCGCAGATTGCGGCTCAAACACAGAGGATATTTGGACTTGAGCTTGCTGCATCACAGCAGGCACAGAATCAGTATCTTGTAAGTCAGCTCGGCTGCAAGGCTCCCGTACCCGCATTCAACGTTCCGGCACCTTGGCAGTACGGCAACTACGGCTGTTCCGACTGCAGCAACTATTGATTCACAAATCCGGCTTTGAGCCGTGACCGATTTCGGGGGAGCGGCGTACCGCTTCCCTTTTGATTTTTTGGAGGTATAAAAAATGGCTTGTACTAATGTATGCAGACTTTGTCCGCGCTTCATTCTGTCGCAGTCGGTGTCCTTTACCGGCGGCAATCTGATAATCAATCTCCCGGCGGGCGCGTATAACGCGGGGGAAAAATATTGTGTCGTAGTCGCTCAGGCAATTCCGACGGCGACGACAATCACCGCTCCCGTGTACGTCACAATCGGAGATGGCACTACGCTATACCCGCTGACTAACCGTTGTTGCGCTCAGCTGACCGCTTGCTCGATAAGGACGAGGACGAGATATAGCGCGGTTGTAATCACCACACCGACGGGCGGCAGCTTTAGACTGCTTGGCAGACCGGCATGTGCGCCTAACAACGACCTGCGCTCAATCAACGGCACAGCACCAACCACCACCACAACGGGAGGTGAAACCGTATGAAAAAGCTGAATCCAAACTGGCTACTCATGATGTCGAGTAGCAAGGACAAGCGCGGTGAATACGGCGGCTACGACAGACACGAGCGCGACTATGAGCGTGACCGCAGACAACACGATTATGACAGATACGACCGACGCGAGGAAAGATACCCCGAGTATGACCGCCGCCGTCTGCCTGACTATGACGAGTACGACGGCTACGGAAAGCGCGACTACTACGGCGAGTACGACATGAGAGACCGCCGCGATTATGACGGGCGCGAGCGTGAGAGCTACGGCAAACGTGGGAAAAAGCACGACAAGTTTACCCGCGAGGACGCGGACGAATGGACGGAGAAAATGAAAAACGCCGACGGCTCGACCGGAAGACACTGGAATTTTGAGCAGACGGAGCAGGTGAGACGGCAGCACGGCTATGACTGCGACCCTGCCGAATTTTACGCTGCAATTAACATGATGTACTCCGATTACTACAAAATAGGCAAGGAGTTTAATCTCAACTCTGTTGATTTCTATGCGGCAATGGCTCACGCTTTCCTTGACGATGAGGATGCGGGAGAAGATAAACTCGCAAAATACTATGAATGCATAGTTGAGAAACATTGACAAATGTTGTGTAAACATGAGTAAATCTTAAAAGAGGATAGTTGTAAAACTACCCTCTTTTATTGTTTAATCTTCTGCAAGTTGATTTAATCGTTAAAGACATGAGCAATAAACACGCTTGTCTTTATAAGTAGTGCTTTAATAGAACTTAGGAATAGCAAGAAAAAAACTGTAAAGAAATGCCGATTCTTTACAGTTGGTTGCGGAACGTGATTGAGTTACATTAATTTCGTTTCCTTAAACAGTATACACTACTTAGCGAGGTTTGTCAATCTTTCTTTAAATTAACAAATACTGTTCATCAAATTATTTTCGGCATTTGTCTAAAATGCACTTCCCTGTCAATATGTTTGTAAATCAGTTTACCAATGCGTTGAAAAATGTTTATTTAGACGTTTGTCAATATTTAGAAAGCATCTTGACAAGGCATGACAGATAGCTTAAAATTACAATATGGTAAAAATTTTCTCTTCCTGCTTACTAACCGTGTATTCGCTTTTGAGTTTTCAACAGGCAAAATTTATGCGCTTTAGTTCGTGAAACAACATACTTATTACTTTTATAAGAGATACTTATTATTTTACTATTTTTATATAATTAAAGTAGGGAAATGTTAAACAGGACACTTGGTAACGATAAACAGGACATTTGGTAACGGATAGCAGGACATTTGGTAACTGTAAAACAGGACACTTAGTAACGATAAACAGGACATTTGGTAACTGTAGAACACGGAAAATAAACGCAAAAATTTGTCATTTTGGGGTTTTCAACAGTTTTTCAACATAGTTTTACACATGGTTTTCAACAGAAAAGGGGTAATTATGGAAAATAGAGACAAGACAATAAATTTGGTTGTCAAAAAGAACGAACTTATTCAAAAGTCAAGATACGGAATGACAACACAGGAGCAAAAAGTCATATTGTATACGATAAGCAAGGTAAAACCAGATGATAAAGAACTTTACGAGTATGATTTCAACCTGCAAGATATGTGTGAAGCACTTGGAATTACTCAAAACGGCAAGAATTACAAGAATCTCCGTGAAACGCTGCAATCCATACGCGACAAGTCATTCTGGATAGTGGACGGAAATGTAAGAAAGCTATGCGCATGGATTTCGGGCGCGGAAATATACGAAAATGAATCGCGGGTTAGGATTCAGCTTGACAAGCGGTTAGCGCCTTATTTGCTCGAACTCAAAGAATCGTATACGGCATATCAGCTTCAAACCGTGTTAAACATGGAATCGAAACACACTATACGTTTGTACGAGATACTTAAAAGCTATGCCAATATAGGCGAGTACACCGTTTCTGTTGAAAATTTGAAAACGCTTATGCAAATAGGCGGTTATTCGGATTTTATTGATTTTCGCAAGCGCGTAATCGACACTGCCGTTGACGAAATTAACGCCGTTAGTGATTTGCGTGTAGCCTATGAGCCGACGCGGACGGGAAGAAGTATAACTCATATTAAATTCTCAATCACAAAAGCAAGGAGCAATCCATGAAATACCTCACAATAGCCGAATTCGCCGACAGAGCCGGAGTGACAAGTCAATCGGTATATCAAAGAATTAAGCGGAACGGTCTTGAAGAATATATAGTGACAAGCGAGGACGGAGTAAAAAGAATCTCCGAGGATGCATTGAAACTATATAGCAACTCAAAAAAACAAGAAGCAGTTGCGGAAACCGCGTGTGACGCACCACAGGCTTGTGAGAGCGAAGAAAACGAAGGACACGAGTGTTTGAGCGCAGAAACAATAAAGAGCCTACAGGAGACTGTAGAAGCTCTCAGAAACGTAATTGACAGACAGGCAGACGAGCTGAAACAGAAGACGGAAATGCTTGACGAACGTGATAAGCAGATTGCAGACTATGCCAGCAAGTTTGCCGAACTCGCCCACAACGCGTTACAAACCGCTGTGCAGGCGCAAACGCTCCATGCGGTCAGTGAATCCGACAAGTTTGTTAATGCACCTCAGAACGGCTCACAGAACGTCTCAGCCGGCAAAAAAACTGTTGCAGACGAGAATAACGTTGAGTCAACAAACGAATCCGATGTTGAACAAGGTAACAAGCGTAAGTTAAATTGGTTTGCAAAGCTATTTAGCAAACATTAAACGTGACAAACAATATATTACTAAACGTTGATAAATATGTTGACAAATGCGTTTAAACGTGCTATAATGTTGTCATAGGACAATGAATTCTGGTTGTTCTTCGTATTGAAACTCCTTTCTTTTAAAATATCCGAGCAAAAAGCGGGAATGATGAACCGCCAACGGGCTGCTCGGATATCGCGCCTATACGTTCAACGGCAGACGATACCATAACGTGTACAACGGCGGTTCAACTCCGCAAGGCGCGAATTAACATGCCCGTATTCCTTTCGGTCTTGTTTTCTCATTTGTTGGCGGCGGTTCGCAAGGGCTGTCGCGCACGGGAACGGCGAATCGGTTGTATGGCGGTCAAAAGGCTACCTTTGAGGGTTCAAATCCCTCCGTTTCCTTTCGTGACTTCTGTCATGTTCCTCCTTTGTTTATGAATTTGCTGTGTAAAAGAGCACTCTTCTGGATGGGGTGCTCTTTTACGTTGTTAAATGTTTGTCAACATTGAATGTGCGCCGATAAGTGCATAAATTTGTCGAATGTAAAACGGATATATTTTTGTATCTGATTTTAATACGGAATATTAAACTCGGCTATTGTCTTCTCTCGAAAAGCATGTTACACTTGAATTAGAAAATATTTCCAACAAAGAAGGGACAGACAGATGAAGCATTACAGATTTGAGTTAGCAAATATCGTAAGCAAACTAAACGACAAAGGCATAATCCTTCTTTTGCGCTTCGCGAAACTTCTCGAGAAAAATAAAAAACTTCTCAAATAAACACATTTTCTTTACAAAAGCTATTTACAAACAAGCGTTCGTGTGATATAATCGACAGCAGAATAAAGAAGGGAAGTGCAAAATGAAGGAGCAAATTATAACCGAGATAGCCGAGATACTACAAAGCTACTCCGAGGAACGGCTAAAGCTGATTGTGCGACTTGTAACAGTTCTCGCCACAGCAACCGACAGAACAGCGAGACTTTCGGAGAAAGCCGTACTAAGCATTGCAAGACACGCAAAATAGAAAAGAGCAGGGAAGCGATTCCTTGCTCTTTTTTTTTATTCGGCTTTTCTTCCACAAATTTTAGCCCAGTGTTTTACGAACCATGCTTTAAATTCTGGGCAATCCACATTTGAACAACGACGTGCTCTGAAAAGCTGATTGCCTTGATATTTACATTTTCCGCGTCCGCACGGATAGTCGGGGAATAGTTTTTGCATCTGTTCTATCGTTGGCAGTTCTTTCATATGCACCTCGCTTTAGAAAGGCAGTTCTTCCGAATCGGGATTTATGTCCTCGAATACAGGTGTGGTGGCGGCTGTTTTCGGCTGGGTGTATGCGTCGGGGATGTAGCTTGACTGCGGAGCGGCTTGCGGCATTTCCGACTTTGCATCAACAAAATGTGCTTCGTCAGCGACAATATCTGTAGCAAAACGCTTCTGTCCCTGCTGGTCAGTCCATGTTCTTGTCTGAAGAGTTCCTACTACGCAGATGGAACTTGCTTTTCTGAAATAGCGGGTGATGAATTCAGCCGTCTGTCTCCATGCGGTTACGTTGAAGAAATCCGCTTTAGTTTCCTCTCCGTCTTTGCCGGAGTAACGTCTGTTGACCGCAACGGTAAATGATGTTACGGAAATTCCGGACGGCGTGGTTTTCAGCTCGGGGTCTGCCGTCAAACGTCCTCCGAGGATAACGCGATTAAAGTTAAAGTTTGCGATAAGTCAACACTTCCTTTCAGTTTTTAAGCAGTAGTGTAGCGGCTATGATTTCAACCGCTATTTGTCCATACATCATCGCCTTTATTTTCGGCTTGACAGGATTTGCGTTCGGTGCTTCATATAGTGCAAACGCTCCGATGAAATAACCGACGGCATACCCATAGAGCAGTATTGCGACGATTATTTTAATTATCTGCATTGGTTTTCTCCCAGTTTGTCAATTTCGGGTATTCAATATCTGTCGCGCACGTCATATAGCCTATCGCGTCTATAAAGCTGTCGTAACTCTCGAAACAACTTGTCTCCATTCGACCGAGCTTGAACAGCGCCATCATTATGGCTACGTCTCGCGCATCTAAACCGCAGTCCGCGCCGAGTGCAACGCAATTGTGCTTGATATAAGTTGTCCAGTAGTCGGCTATTTTTTCAAAGCTGTCTTCCGGCTCTCCGTACTGCTCGTTGCGGTCGTTGCAGATTATCTTCTTTACTTCGCTAAGTATTGTTTCGCGGTTTTCTTTGCTCATACGCTTACCTCTCTTAATATTACTTTTATGTAGTCCTCGTTGTGGAAGAACATTGACACGCCTTTGACGTATCTTCGGTTATCGTCATGTATCAGCAGTCCTTTGAGTGAATCTTCCACCATTTTCAAAATGGCTGCGTGATTGCTTGCGTCCATGTTGTCATTGAAATATGCTTCTATCACAACTGGATTATCAAGGATGACAGGCTTTTTAATGCACTCTCTGACTGCGGCACGGGTTATTGTGTGCCAATACTCTGCGTCCTTTTTGCGTACCGCCCAATGCTTTCCCGCGTAGTATGCGTTCAGTCCGTAGCGGCTGTTCCATGCGGTCTTTCCGGCTTTGGTCGGCGGGTAGTCGATTTTAAACATTACCGTTTTCGTCGTTATCACCTCCACTCACACACTCGTCACCTCCGCAGAAGTGAAGATAATCGGTATCGTACATTCTCCCGCAGTCAGGGCAATTCACGACCTGCGGCAAGCGTGAGAGAATATACCGCGCATTGTTTATAGCTTCAAGCTCCTCCCACATTTCCTTGTCGGTTTTTCCCTTGCTGAGGAAAAGATGCTGATTCCGCTCGACATAGCGTTGCATGGCTCTGTCTAAGATTTTTATAATTCCATCCCTTGTCATTATCTCTCCCTCCAGTACGCTTCTATTGATGCTCTAAAGCCGTTGTTCGGCTGCTCTTTGCTGTCGGCGTGATTAAGATTGTCAAGGCATTTTTTAAAACATTCTTCACAAATCGTTCTTCCGTCAACAGGCGGTCTTTTCCCACACAGCTTGCACAGTTTTACGCCGTCCATCAGTTCACGCGGAGTAAATCTTTCCGTTTTGCGGCTGTATTCGCGGTTCTTCTTCGTTCGTTCTATCCGACACTCCATGCAGGATTTATAACCTTTGTCCGCGGGCTTCTTTCCGCAGTAGATACACACTCCGTCCTCTCTTCGCCGCGCAAGCATTTTCTTCTTCAGCTCACACTGCCGTTTCTTCTGCTCCGGCGTAAACTCCCTCGGCGAGGTAAAGGTATCGTTGATGCAGTCGGGATACGGGCAATTAAAGCAGTCGCTTATTTTGCAGTGCATTCGTTCTTTGCAATCCTTTCTTTTTCTGGCGACGTAATGAACGCTAATCCACACTTTTTAAGAAGCTCATCTGATGTTGTTCTCATTTAATCTACCTCCGCAAGCCAATATGCCTTTTTGCAGAGGTAGCAAATATCAAGAGTCTGGTCGGACGGTTTTGTTGATGTAGGGCAGCTTTGTGTTGCGTCAACTTCATTGGGACACACGTCAAGCACATCCCAGGGAATTCTCATTGGCGCATTAGGTATAACTTTGAGGAATTCGCTTTGCCTTGTCTTGATAGGGTGTTCTTTTGCCCACTTTTCCACAGCGGCAACAATTTCTTCGGGATGCGCAACGCATTGTAGTTTGCAATAGTTATACTTTTGATATACAACACAAGAGGTGCAACCGTTTTTGTTGCTGTTGCATATTCGTCTTATTGTTTTCAAAAATTCAACCGCGTCCATGTTGTTCTCCTTTCTCCATCTCCTTTTCTCTTTTGCACAATCCGTAAAGTGCGATATACGGCACGGGAATTTCTCTTGTTTTGTCTCCAATGCTTTTAAATGTGGAATTGTTTGTGCTTGCGATTTCATCCCAGAGTTGTACTTTCTCTGCATAATATCTCGCTTCGTTTCGGGAATAGCGTAATTCCCCCATCAAAAGTTTAATGAATCTTTTCTTTGTCATACCGCGGCAGCATCCTCCTTAATTCTTCGATTTTCTTTTTGCCGCCAAGCATTACAATGCAATCATAATACTCCTTATAGCTTGCTTGCGGTCTACGAGCGGTACCGCCGAAGGACTTGATTTTTTGATTGTTTTTGTCGACAAGAGCCTTGTGTCTCGCCACGGTACGCGCTTCTCGTCTCGCCTCGTTATGGCTATAACCTTGACGTCCCATCAGCAGCTTTATGTATCTTTTGCGTGTCATTTTAGCAAACCTCTTCCTGCACCTCTTCGTCTATGTATTTCTTCGCTTTTTTCAGCTCATAAATCTCCTCATCCGTCAGCGGCACAACGTCCTCCGGCAGAAATACTCCGCATATCGACTCTCGATACCCGCTTACCCATATCATATAGCCGTCGTCGTATAGCTCATATGCCGCGACGGTGCCGAGTATCTGCACACCATCTATTTTGCTTTTCGCTCTGACAAACGTTCCGATTTCATACGGCAGCTCACATTTCATCCTCGTCCTCCTTGTCGCCGGGTATATACGCCCATCTCGGCACGCTTGTCAAGCAGTGCGGCACATCAAGCTTATCTATAAGCGCGTTGCAGTAATCAAATATATCCTCGCCGAGGCGCATATGCCAGATTTTTTGCGCTGCACTATAACGCGCAGGACAAACGCGCTTATACTCCTTATAGCCATCACCCACCCAATCCGGCACGTAAACATGCCGCTCCACCAAGTATATTCTGCCGTCCAAAAGCGTAGTGCCTTTTTTCGGGAGCTTTTCGCGCGCGTCAATCCACTCGATTTTTGTCTCGTCAATCTCCTCGCAAACACGATTAATGTCAATCTCGTCTGCATCTTGACTGCTGACATCGACACTGCACAATGTGTTGTCAAAGCCATAGTTCACATCATTTTTTTCGCTCATTCTTCTTCCTGCTTTCTTTAAATTTGCGGTAAGCGCGTGTGTATTTATAAGACGGCGCAAAGATATGCTCGACCGCATTTGCTAATTTAGGTTCATATTTGTGTAGGATTTTTAGCTCATTCTCGAATTTACTATTAAATGGGCAGCCCGCGCATCCTGTACGTTTAAATCCATATACCGTATAAGCGTCACTGTGAACTATATTGTATGTTTGCTCAAATGCTGATTTGTCCTCATCTGCCCACAAAAAGCAAGGATAATACCTATCGGCTCTGCCCTTGCCAGAATTGAAGCATCGCGATATACTCGCTCTAACGCCGCCTTCAGCTCGTCGTATTCCAAGACAAACAAGGTCTGCTTTTAATTCCTTTTCCATATCGGCGGATGGCTTCTTTTTCGCGTAATAGCAGCATTTATCGGAGATTGGAAAATCAGGTGGGCTTTTGCGAATATAGTCTCGCATAACTTTTGTTATTGAGTATCTGTCATTCTCACCACACCACCACGATAATGCCCATCTACATTTAGGGAATTTGTCCTTCAATTCTTCTGCTGCGGCCAAGTCCCAGTTAAACTTGTGATATTGCAACCTACTTATTCTGGCGCTAAATTCTTTTGAGAAAAACGGATATCCCACTTTTGCTATTGCCGCAGGAACTGTAACCTTTGCTCTACGTTTTAAAATCTCGATACCATACTTATCTTCGAGATAATTTAGCTGTCGTTTAGTTGCGTCCAACTCAACTCCCGTGTCGTACCACACATACGTTATTTTATGTTCTTCGTCTTTAGGGCTAAGATTATGCACAATATCAATCATGCAGTCGCTATCTGCCCCTCCCGAGACGGAGACGAGAATGTTGTGGTGAGAAGCTAAAACACTTTTCGCCTTGACAAGGCTATCAAAAATAGTTGCCGTTGGAGCTTTATTTATGTATTCAGTCATGTTTTACCTTTCCGCATATTTCGCATACATAACCGTATCCGGCTTTGTGTGTCATTTGCTGTCCGCAACAGCGTGTTTTCATCTTATTTTGCGTTTTACGTTTCAGTTTTCTCGCGAAGCTCATGTTTCTCCTTTCCGTGCCTTCGGAGGTGGCAGTTTACGCAGAGCGTGACAAGATTTGTTGGTTCATCGCCGCCACCTTCTGATACAGGCACTATATGATGTACGTTTAATTTTCCGTCGTCTATTGGAACGAAAATTCCGAACTCGTTTTTGAAAGCGTGAAACTCGCCGCAGTCCTGACAAGTGAAGTTATCGCGGTACAGAATCCTTAGTGAGTAAGCGTTACGTCCTCTTTGCCAAACTGTAAGTCTATTAAACTTTTTACTGCATTCGTTTGAGCAGAAACTTGTCCGTCTGCCGCTCAGAGGTTGTCCGCACCATTTACAGTGTTTCGGCTCGACGTACTCCGGCACTTTGTACATTACGTCTCCGTATGCTTTCATAGCTTCATACAACGGAGGAAATGGTCGACGAGTTCCGTTGCGTTCCCAATAGCGTTTATAGGTCATCTCAGATACCTTTCCACTTCGGGCAGTCTGTCTTTTACGCTAATCCAATCAGTCATTCTTCCTCCTTGTACACATACTCGACCGCCGCAAGCAGTCGCTTTACTTCTTCGTAGGATTCGATGGCGGTGACAAAATCACATTCGTCGGTGGCAAAATATATCACCGCATTTTGCTTATCCATGTATCTTTCGCACACATTAGTTATGTGATTTGTGGATATAAGCATCCTTTTACCTTCTAAGTCATGCAGTTCGATAAAGTTATTCATTGTTGTTCTCCTTATTGTTAAGCCATTCGCAGCATTTTTCGCAGTCCTCTTTGTTGGCAAATACCGTGTGATAGTGGTCTATGTCTTCGGGTTTAAAGTTACCGTCAGCAACGAGAGCACAACGTGTCCATTCATCATAGCTGTCGTTTGCTTTGCCGTAGAAAAACTGCGCTGGATATCCGTCGCTGGAGGCATAGATTTGTACAAGTTTTGCTTCGTCCGGGAAGTATACCGTCGTTCCTTTGCGACAGTTGCATTCTTCGCGGTAAGTTCTTCCTTGTGGTGAGGTAAATGTTATATAGCCTCCCGCGTCGCATTTGTCGCATTTCTCACCTCTCTCCACGCGGTAACTCACTTCCCACCCGGTAATGCAGCACTCGCGGAGCAGTTTGTGCAGATTCATGTTGCGGTACTTGTCTTCGAGTTCCAATTCGGCTTTTTTTAACTTCGCTACTGCATTACGGTATCCGGCTTCGATTTCGTTTTTGCATGCTTTATAGTCTTTCAGCTCGTCGAGTTCCTTTTGGAGCCTTTCTATAAGTTCCTTAGTTTCGCGCTTGACATCCGCTCTAAGCGCAGTTTTAAATTCCTCTATCTGTTCATCAAATTCGGGCGTATCGTCCCAAAAATCTACAAAATCTCCAAAATGCTCTTCTTCGTAGTTATTCATATTCGTCCTCCTGTAATTTTTTGCTTCCTGCCGTCCTGCCCTTGTGCTTCTTCGCGCCGTATTGTTTGAGGTAACGTCGTGCGTCAGGGCAGTTCGCGCAGTTCTTTTGATTTTTGCAGTACCAACATCCATCCTGCGCGTTCCACCACCACCTCGGCATTGACGGACGCGCTTTTCTGTAGTTCTTCATTCCACTATCGGGAGAAACCATATCGAGTTCGCTATTTCTTTTTTGGTATATCCATACGCCATGACGTTTCCTTTATCATTCCAGCAATTGCCGTTTACAAATGTGTATGTGCGTCCTCGGGTAAACTTTGGGCAATCTCTGTCAATCAAACACACCGCCACTCCGTTAAACAGCTCGTCCTTCTTTTCGGTTTTCTTCTCGTCGTCGCCGAAAATCTTCTTCGTGACGGCTTCAACGGCGGCTTTCTCGCTGTATTCGTCCTTGCTGTATCGCGTCACGGTTGCTTCTTTTACTACAGTTCTTTCACCGTGTATCAGCTTTGCCGTGGTGGTGTCGCCATTTGAGGTGATAATCAGTTTAAATCCGGGTTCTGCGGTTTTTATGAGTTCGATATCTCTTTCTGCTACCCACCAGCCGCAGTTGTATTTGGTTCTTCCTCCACAGTTGTGGTACGATATTGGGCGGTCAAGTTCTATTGCTATATCTATTTTTTCTTTATCCGCGTCTTTGCCAAAACATTTAATGACACCCGTCGTGCCACGTGGAATCGTAAACCTGTCTACTACCAACTTAACTCTATCTCCAACTTTAAATTTCATTTAATCTTCCTTTCTGATACTCTTTTTCGAGCTTTTTTATGATTTCGCCGCCGTATGCGTTTTTGGTGAGTTTGATAAACTCTTTTATGCTCATTTTGCCGTCAAGGTCTATGCCGTGGTCTGTCGCAAACTGCTGTCTGCCCATCTCACACGAGCCTGTCAGTTTGTGATGCCAATCGTATAGGTCGGAGTTACTATAAACTCCATCATAATTGTGGCACTCAATAAATGCGGCTATTCGCTCTTCTTCCGGCATATCTTCAAACAGCTTGTCTTGCAATGCGGTTACTGCTTCTCGGAGAGTTTTGCCGTGCGCAAAAATGTCTCCGTTTTTTGCAATATAGCAAGGCTTAAGCGTGAGGTCGTTGCCCACAATATAACCTTTGGCATAATTGTTAAACAATGCCGTGATTATGGTGGGTGTATCATCTACGATATAGATATCGTGATTATTCACTTTCTTTACGCCATCGCCAAAGCCATCGCCAAAGCCATCGCCATCGCCAAAGCCATCGCCATAGCCAGAGCCATCGCCATAGCCAGAGCCATCGCCATAGCCAGAGCCATAGCCAGAGCCATAGCCAGAGCC